TTATCTTTTATTTTTTCCCACTTTTCTTTAATCACCGGAAATAAGTGATTTATATAGTCACTATTCAGCTTCATCGAATTTTCTGGATCCTCGTTTCGTGTCTGTGATTCATAATGGTACGCCACACATTCACTACAAACATAATTTGTTAAATTATTTGATTTTGTCATAATATTTAATTCTACATCCTCAAAACAACTTGTATAATTTTCATTAAAAAGACCCAAATTAACAAACGTATTTTTACGAATCATCATTAATCCACCAGTATTCCCAATGACTTCTTTTGTTTGATTATAATAATTATAATAGTTCCTTATGTTTAAGTGACCAACATTGATTCTATTATTTTGTTTTCCCAATAAAATCATTACCCCATCGTGTTGTACCGTATTATCTTCATAATGTAATCTACACCCGACAGTACCTGTTTTTTTATTTTTTTCAAACACACTTAACATCCCACTAATAACATCGTTTAACAATACAATATCATTATTACAAAACAATAAAAACTCATTTTCGTCTGTAATATGATTTTTAACAACATCGTTATTAATTTTGGCAAAATTATAGTAATCATACTCAACTAATTTTATGTTGTTCCATTTTTTTATGTGATTTTTAATTTCGGTTTTTTCATCATTTGACGAACCGGTGTCAGCAATAAAAATATTAAACACTTCATTATCGCAATGGTTATAAATTGAATCAATACAATTTAATAATAATCCAACTTTACCTTTAGTTGGTATAATAATTCCAACCTTACCGAATTTTTTAAATTTTTCCCTTTTTATTTTTGGTACATATACGGATTCTGGTTTCAAATCCAATGGCAATCTGTTTCCCCACTTCTCAAGAAATTTTTCTTTACTCTCATAAAACTCCTGATTTGGTTGACCAATGGACTCGTGTGTTATTTCAAAGGATGAGGTAACACCAATTTTCACACCATCCAAGTAATTAGGTACAGAAAATCCATGATCATAAAAGTGAAACTTACCATATGACTCATCAAAGGTGTGTTTAATTTTTGTTTTATCAAATGATATAAAAAGTCCATCAATGGTTACTACTGGAATTAAAAAAGGTAGTTTAGGTGAGTATTTACTTAAAAACTTTTTTTGATGTGGTGGGTGATGATATACCTGACCAACCATTGTTTGTTGTAATCTTTCCCAATAAACACCAGATTCTGGAAAATAACAAGATCCGGCCTTACCAATTATACCGCAATCTGGATTGTTTGAAAAATCTTCAAGTAATTTTCTCCCCCAACCTTTTTCTAACTTTATGTCATTATGGCAACAAACAACTATATCGTATAAAGATTCACTAATCCCTTTATTATAAAGTTCGGCCAATGAATATTGATTATTATTTTGGTACTCCAAAATTTGAAAATCACCAACTCCAACAGTATTTGAAAGGTGTTGTCTAAATTTTGAATTGTATATCGTATCTTTATGTGTGGAGTAAATTATTGTTATCATATATTTAATTTTTATACATAAAATTATAGGCGTCTAAATTTTCTATGTCACAAAAAACATCTTTTTCTTCCTCCCATTGTTTAGGTTCTTTTGTTGGTGTGTTGTCAGATTGTCCTCGTTCACATCTTATTAACCAATCTTCATATGTTTTATGGTGATAATGGTTTAATACTATATATTCTTCATCGCCATTTGGGTTAAATGGTCCTAAAAAAACCCTTCTATTGGTGTCCATTAATGGTGTGTTGGGGTTGTGAGGTAATTGCATAAACCCTCCCGATTTCAAGTTTAATAAAGTTTTAATATGTCTATCAACCGATTTTTGTCTTTTAGTGAATTGTTTTAATAATGAATTACCCTCACGTTTTACTTTATTATCGGCACCATAAAAAACCCAATTCACGCCAATACCGAATGGGTTATCAAACTCTTTTATGAAATCTTTTATGTTATTATGTTTTTTTAAAACAATAAATTCATCACAATCAATAAATGCTGCCCAGTCAAATTCATCTCTAAAATTTTGTAAAAAATGGTTATATGCTAACATTTGTTTATGTTCACCAGGAAATGTTATTTCAGTAATAAAATCACTCTCTATTGTTGATTTCCAATCATTGACATAAAGATAAATTTCATCAAATCCTAATTTTTTATTATAATTAACCCATTCTTCTATGTAATTTTCTTCGTTTTTAGCAATACAAACTAACACTACTCTCATAATTTTTTTATTTAATTCCTGTACTGCCGAAACCGTTTGAGTTCCGGTCTTTTTCTTTTATTATATTAACTTTAACCAAATCAACCCATTTTCCATTCACTACCGGACAAAGAACCGCTTGAGCGATTTTTTGTCCTTTTTCAATTTTAACATCCTCTTTTGAGGTATTAAAAAGGATAACTTTTATTTCCGAATTGTATCCGCCGTCAATTGTTCCTGGAGAATTTAATACCATTAAACCCTGTTTTAAGGCCAATCCACTTTTGGATCTAACTTGTATTTCATAACCTTCTGGAATGTCAAAACTCAAACCGGTCGGTACCAATTTTCTATCTCCTGCCGAAATATAGACATCTTCGGTTGACCGTAAGTCAAAACCAGAATCTGTTTCATACTCATATTTTGGTTCTTTGTTGTCCGATTCATTAACATAATTTAATGATATCTTTTTTTCCATTGATTTTTCAAAATGAGAATTTAATTCGTCAAAATCAATACCCAACTCATCTAGTAATTTTTGTGGATCGTCAGTACTAAGTCCAGTGATTTTTTGTTCAAAATCTTTCAAAAAATCCAAACTATTTTTTAAATCATCAAAATTTTGTTCCATTATTTTAATTCTTTTAATTTTTTTATGAATTGTATTAATACATCCACATCTTTTTCACAATATTCGGCAATTTCATTTAATTTTTGTTCTCCCCAATATGCTTTATGAACATTCGCCCCGGTTATTTCACCGTCTTTTGGTGTTGGAATACCCATTGTTGAACAAACAAGATCCAAAGAACCAATGGCGGTATATGAACCGTATTGCCAAATTTCCTTTGTGTCAATAGCTTTAACTTCCCAAGGTTTTGTATCGTAAGATGGTAATAGTTTAGACGGTAAAATTCCGTTTATCATCATTCTTTTTGCCAACATTGGAATATCAAAGTTCTTTAAATTGTGTCCACACAAATAAAAATCCAATTTGTTACACCTATCTAATAGGTTTCTTACCTGAAGTAACAATTCATGTTCGTTGTCGTTTGAAAATGTTTGTTTTTTGATTTCACCGTTCTCCATAACAAATGCCATTGATACACAAACAATTTTGGCAAATTCTGGAACAAGTGCTGCTCGTTTTTCAAATACCTCATCTTTAAATAATACGGAATCTTCAGGAAATCTTTTTAAAAACCAATCATAATATTTATTAAATTGTTCGGCAAGTTCTGGATTAAACCTTTCACAAGATTCCAAATCCGGACAACCACCAACGGTTTCAATGTCCAAGAATAATATTTTTGTAATGGGTGTATTTATCATTTTATTAAGGATTTATATAGTTCACTACGTGTTTTTGTTATATTATTTAAGTCATACGTATCTTTAACTGTTTCATAAAGTCTCTGACCCAAATCATAAGCCCAATTGGGATTTTGAATAAGTTTTTTCATATATTTGGCCCAATCTCCACTTCTAACTTCATCAACCAATAATGCGTTTCCATCTACAAATTCACCATTTTTAAGTGCATGTTTAAGGTCAATTTTATATGGACCAATGTTTGAAGCAATAATTGCCTTTTTATAGAATCCAGCTTCAATTACTTTTAACTGTGACTTAACTCTGTTGAATATGTGGTTTTTAATTGGTGCGAGTGATACGTCAAACAACCTATAATTGGATGCGTAACTTGTAACTGGTTTTGTCCAAACTCTATTGTAAAATGGTTGTGTGTCTGAGACATAATCTTCTTCTCTAAACTTCATTAAGAATTCTTTATGTTTTGGATCAACCAAATTGTATCTACCAGTAAATATTTCTTCATAACGAGCCCAAACGGTTTCTTCCGGTTTGATTGGTCGTTGTGATTGTTGACCTGTTTGTTGATTAATTTCCGTTACGGTACCTCTGGTATCAAACCCACATAAATATACACCAAATTGATCTTTTAGGGATGATAAAGCATTAAAAGTCCCATCCAAAAGTTTAAGGTCATGCAAATGTGAAGAGCCACCTAACCACCCAAAACGTAGTTTTTCGGATGGTAAAGTCTCAGCTTGGAATTGTGGTTCGTTTGGATTAATACCATTTGGTAATACAAAAACATTCTTATTATATTTTTTAATTTCATCGGCAAAAATTGATGTTGTTGTTGTAACATAACTAACCGCTTTTAAATTTGCGATGATTTTTTCGTGGATTTTGTGTTGCATAATTAATTGGTGAACCGGATGTTCTTTTGTTGGTAACCAATAATCGTCCAAGTCCATAATGGTTACAATACCCATATCATTCAATTTTTTCAATAACTCTGGAGTTTTTGAATAATCGTGACCGATATTTCTGTGAAAATGAACAATGTCATATTTTTTCCAAAAATTCATATCATCAACTTTTGGTTGATAATCAATATCTACGTGATACTCATCTGGGTAGTTATTTTGTAACATAACGTGGGGGTCTCCAGAGCGGAATTTAAAAACTCCAGATGTGTCTGAGGGCAGACATAAAACTTTAATTTTTGACATATACTAATAATTTAATTCAAGTATAGTTATAATAAAATAAAAAATCCACCCTTTTGAGGTGGATTCTTAAATAACCGATGATACGTAGTTATTTTAATTTTTTAACCTTTGTTACCTTTCCAACAAATACGGTATTTCCGACTTTAAATTGAATAACCTCATTTGTGTTTGTTGTTGATTCAATCAACATCCCGGCTTCTTGAAGTTCTTCTCTAACCACATCTCTAACGGTGTCTCTAACAACGTCTCTAATCATTGTTTTTAGATCGCCCATATTGATATTTGATGAGTTATGTGATTCTGTTATTTTTTGTTTTTGAGGAAAATCAGATATTGTATCTTTTTTCATCAATCTTTGTGCGCCTTCAATAACCTCATTTGAAATTGTCGGACCGGTCATTGTGTTTGGTTGAACAATTGGTTGTTCAATCATAAGTCGTTTGATTTCGTCTGGTAATTTTGACTTTAAAATCTTATCTTTTTCTAATGGTTGAGTTGGGTTATAACTTGGTGTTTGTGTTTGTTCAACCATAACATCACCTGGTACATTATATGTTGTGTCTGGTGTGTCAAAACTTTCAGTTATTTGTGATGTATTTCTAACATCACCCCTTTTAATCTCACTGTGTTTTTCCATAATCTTTTTGGAAACCGCAAGTCTTTGCATCAAATCTTGTTCTGTATTCATAATTAAGCTATATTATCATTAAATTTGGCGTTTAAGTAGACCGTTATCATTGATTTATCACCATTTGGGTTATAAAGTGGTCTAGCTTCTGTAAAGTTATCTAAGGTCGGTGTATATGTAAATATTTTATCCAATCTAAATAACCTCCAACCTGGTAAGATATTTCCTTCATTTTGTGCACTATAAGATGAACCTTCTCTTTCCCAAGCTCTTAAAACTAATTTTCCCTTTTTTGAAACACCCAAACAAACCGGTTCAATTGTCCTATAACCCTTTCCACCGTTATCCTTTCCATCATAATAAATGTTCACGACCTTTTTCTTTCTAATGGAATCTTTTACTTCATTATTAGAAACGGCTTCATTTAATAGAGTTTTTAATGAGTTTAAAAGTTTCATTTTGGTAAAAAATATGGGTTGTTTGTTGAGTATTTGTTAATTTTTAGATCTTCTTTCCTTTCTTGTTTGTCGGTACTTGTTCCGGCATTTGTGTTGTAAACGTCCAAATCACCACCAGTTCCTCTACCCAAAACATCACCATTTGCTATTGCGTCTGGGTGAACTGTTGAATATTGATCGGCTGGATTATAATCGTTTCTTGGAAACAATCTTTTTCTTTGTTCTTCAGCAATTCTTGATAATTCATTATCTGGTTGCGAAAAATCAAGTTTGTCATTTTGTGTTGCCATTTTATAACAATTTAATTAATTTATTTATTCGTTTTATTTCATTCTCAACTTTTAGGTTATCAACAGTTCTTGAATGTTGACTATCTATGTCTGTCCCATCTTTTTGATGGTTATCAATATATTGGTTTAACATTCCGGTATCTTTTTTTACTTTTTTTCCGGTATTTAAACTATCTCTCATTTGTTTAAGTGCGTGATTAACCCACTGATACATTCTATCACCACCATTCAATATAAAAGGAACATCTTCCTTTCTTCCATTAAATGCTTCAAACCAATTTTTAATTCTTTTTAAATTTTGATAAGTTATTTGTTTTGTTTTTCTAAGTTCTTGGTTTCTGTTATAACCTTCAGTTTTTGTGTCACCATTAACAGAATTAAAACATTGTTCAAGATGTTTGATTAATGTTTCCGGAAGTATTATAATATTGTCGTATAATTTACTGTTCATCTTTTAGTAACCTTACCAATTCTTGTACTGTAATTCCGTTATCTTTTGCCATTTTCTTCAATGACTTAATGTTTCTAAGTAACAATGGATTAACATCTTTTATTTTTGATTTTATATCATTATCATTATTTTTGTTAACCAATATATCTTCGTGAATTTCGTCATCCAGTTCCTTTAATACAAGTCGGTCAACAAAGTTTTTTAAATTTTTAATTTTTTTGGGTGCTTTCTTTTTTAATGTCTCACCCTTCCCTTGTTGTCTGGCTCGGTCAACAGCATCTTCCTTGTCTAAACCTAGTTCTTTTTCATAATGTTTTACCGTATCTTTATAGTCCATAAATTTGGTATCTTCAAAACCAAAGGCATCTTCCATATCTTCCTCTTTTACAACACTTTCACCATAATACCCATACCAACCTCTAAGGAGCGGATCTCTTGGGTTTCTACTCATTGGGACAATCTTATCTGTAATTGTTGAACCTTGAACTGTTGAAGCAGGATCAAGCCTTCCGACATTGGATGTTAACCAAGTTCCGTCAACGTCAACTAGTTCAGTTACTTCTTCTTCTTTTTTCTTTTTTGTTTTTTCTTTGAATATTTCCATGGTTTTACATGGCATATAAATTTTCTTCCCATCCTCATTATGAGAGTGGAATCCGCTACATCCTAGGGTTTTTGCAACCCTTTGTGCTCTTTCTTCTGTTGAGTATTTATATGTATTCATTGAGCTAATTTTATTATAAATATCATATATTAAGTATTTATTTTTAAAAAAGGGAATGCCGACTCAAAAAATTAATGGTTATTATTATCCAGCATATAGTTTAACACTCAGATATCCAAAGTATTTTGACTTAACTCTGGCCTCAGATGAGTTGAATTATGACCGAGAAGTTGTTTTTTCAAATGACTTAATTGGGTTGAATGACGGAAATAGACTTCCAATCTTAATTGACCTTTCAAATAGTGCCACTACCACACAACAAACAATCAATTTTGGTGAATATTTAAGTGGAAATACGTTTGTTTCAAAAAACTTTTATAATCCACTTAATTTAAATTTTGATTGTTATACGGCGTACACTGAAATTTGTGATGTTGGTTTGACTGGGACGGATAATGGGTTATATACCAAAATGAGTGGTGAAACCCTTTATTATAAAAAGGGGATTGACAACACCTACAAATTTCATCCTCATTATAGGGATGGTAGGTTTAAAATGGTACCTATCACCGGTTATACACAACTACCAAATGAAGTATTTTCTGGTAGACCAAAAAACACCATTTATAATATTGTATCAAAAACTGGGGCAACTACTGGTTACTATCAAGAGTTATATGGTGGATTTTATCAAGGTTTTTATAAGTTATTTGGATATGATTATGAAGTATTTCCAGAACGTGTAAATAAGGGGTGGACGGCCGAAATGGTTCTAAAACCAAGAATTACAAACGAATTTACAATTGATAATTCAACGGAACAATACTTAAATGATATATATCCGGATAACTCCGGAACCTTTTTCTTTTTTGGTACAAGAGCCGAGAACAAATATTATCACCAAGCAAGTGGTACACCAAAATCAGATTCTGGTTACACAAGAAATACGGGAGAATTAACTTGTATTGAAACGTGTGGTTGTTCAAATACTGGTGTTACAAATTCAAATTGTGTCCAAGTTTATCCAAATTCCGGTTATACAACCGTTCACGACGGTTCTTGTGATTGTGGATGTTATGAAACAAAACAAGTACCAAAACCAGAAACGGACCCAAAAATGGATGTTTTATCAAACGCTTTGTCGTTGAGGTTTGATGGTGATCCTTTTAATCCGAGAATATCTATTAAATATTTAAAATTCACTGGGGATTGTGTTACAACCGGAACTTGTGAAACTACGGGTGTTACATATCAAACTGGTTATACAATTACAGAATATAGTACTCCGCCAATTTATTCAATATGTAATTATGGTTCTTTTACATCCACCACCGAGCAATGGGTATATGTGAGTTGTGTTTTTGAAAGATACACAAACATTGAAAATTGTGACTTATTAAATTTGGGTGGGCTTGGCGATATTAGAAAGGAAACCTATCAGTCATCAATTGATGGTCAATCATATAAATTAATTGGTCCTCCTCAAACACATAGTGGTGACACAAAAGAACCAAAAGTTTACCAAATAAATTTAAACAAAAAATGGACCGATGATTTAAAATATAGATTGGGTACCTTAAAAATTTATGTTAATGGTTATTTGTTTTACGTCATTGAGGATTTTGAAGAAATAATCCCAAGAGAATTAAATACAGAAAAAGAAAAACAGGTCGGTGTACCGTTTAATATTTCATTTGGTGGTGGTACACAAGGGTTACATGACCATTTAATTTTTTCTGGTTGTTCAAACCCATTCGGTCCATACACACAAGATCCGGAATTATTTCCAAATAATATTTTAAGTGCAACCACATTAAGCGGATTATCAACTGACATTTTACTAGAACAAAATTTTGGTGGAACTTTTATGGGGGGTATATCTCAGTTTAGAATGTACACCGAACCATTAGGGTTTCCACAAGTTCAACACAATTTTAGAATATTAAAAGATAAATTTACATTGTTTGATTATTGGTGTCCTGAATGTTTAAGTCCACCAGTACCAACACCTACTCCAACACCTACTCCGACACCTAGTCCAACCGAAACACCATTACCAACACCAACACCGACTGGAACTCCAGTACCAACACCAACACCAACTGAAACACCGGTACCGACACCAACACCGACAACAACCCCAGAACCAATGTCTGGAATTACTATATTCTATGGTAAATTTTCTGGAAATACAATCACATCAGGTGACGTATCAACGTTTAGTACTTTGGATGTGGATAACGTTGAAAATAATTACTTGTACTATCCTCCAGTATTTGGTTATCTATATATGTTGGTATCTCAAGACATAAACCAACCAGTTGAGGTGCGAAATGATAATATTACCTGTACAGGTTTCATTATTCCATTTAAAACACTTTCACCAGTAACAATTGTTGACAATTATGGTAATAGTGTTATTTATAATGTATATCGCACGTTTGTGAGAACGCATACCTTTGTTGATACGTGGATATGTAGTTAAATCAGTATAATTAAATGAGTAATTTTGCTTTACAAGGTGGTGTAGGAATATTAGGGTTTATTAGCCCAATGGACACTGAGGATACCTATGCGGTAATAGATCCCTTGTATGGTATTGATGGATTACGAAACGTTGACACAATCACAGACTTAAATGATGTAACCGAAGAACGAAGAAGACCGGGAATGATTGTTGGTGTTTCTGGCGGTACCATTTATTATAAATTAAAGAATTTACCTTCCTGGAATTATACCTTGGCTGATTGGGATCAGGTTAATTTCTCAAACACAGCTTTTGTTGATAAGGAAATACCTTCTGGCTCAACCGATGGGGTAAATGTTACATTTATATTATCTAGTATACCAATACCTGGGTCTGAACATTTATACTTAAATGGATTGTTACAAGACGAGGGGGTTACTGAAGATTATACAATCATTAACAATATTATAACCTATAATGAGGCACCTGACCCAAATATGAAATTAAGATGTTCTTATAGAACGACTTAAATTAAATTTAAACTATTTATAAAACAATGGAAACTGAACCTACAACATTTGATACATCTGATTTATACTTAATTGCTTATTTAAAATTACAAGGGTTTAAATATAAAACTTCAAAACATAAAAATAGATTCATTTTTTCTTTTGAAAAAACAGATGAATTTGTTGGTTCTTTAAACCTCTATTATACTGAAAATGCTACGGTTGATCCATTGTTATTTTCCAACACAATCAAAAATATTAAAAATTTTATTCACAATTCTTAACTTTTTCTAAGTTAGTGCATATTTATATAATGTATCGGCAGGGATGCGGGTAACTAGTATCTATATCACATATCCAATATCACATATCACATATCCGTATGCGTATACGTATCCAGAAAAACATGCTGTATAAAGAGATACAGAATAAACTATCATTCTAAAAAAAAGATAAGAAATGGCAGTAACTAAAATTGTATTAAATCGTCAGTCCGACTTATTGCTGACGAACGCAACGATTTTAACTCCATCCGGTTTAACAATTACGGATATCGCGGAGTTAAGTTCAACATTATCTAACGAAGAATCGGGTAGATTGTCTGGTGATGCTTCATTGGATGCGAAAGTATCAAATGAAACATCCAGAGCAACATCAGCTGAAGGTTCATTGGATAGCAAAATTTCATCCGAGATTTCAACTGAAATCTCAAACAGAGTATCAGGTAATGATTCTCTTGAAGCAGACTTATCGTCTGAAGTATCAAGAGCTGAATCGGCTGAAGGCTCATTAACCGACAGGGTATCTGTTGAAGAAAGTGCAAGAGAATCTGCTGACGATTCATTGGATGCAAAAGTTTCAACTGAAACTTCAAGAGCTGAGTCAGCTGAAGATTCATTATCTGCGAGAATTTCAAGTAATGAATCAGGAGATGATTCATTGGAAGCTTTAATTTCTGAAGAAACATCAAGAGCGGAAAGTGCTGAAGGTTCATTGGATTCAAAAGTTTCTAACGAAACGTCAAGAGCAGAAAGTGTGGAAGGTTCATTGGATTCTAGAGTATCAACAGAAGAAAGTAACAGAACATCCGCTGACAGTTCTTTAGATTCAAAAGTTTCTAACGAGACTTCAAGAGCAGAATCTGCTGAAGATTCATTATCTGCTAGAATTTCTCAAAACGAATCTGGTGACGATTCATTGGAAGCTTTAATTTCTCAAGAAGTTAGTAGAGCGGAATCCGCTGAAGGTTCTTTGGATTCAAAAGTTTCTACAGAAACTTCAAACAGAGAATCTGCTGATAGTTCTTTGGATTCAAAAGTTTCTAACGAAACAAGTAGAGCGGAAAGTACTGAAGATTCACTTGAGTCCAGAATTTCAACTGAAGAAAGTAAAAGAGATTCAGCTGAAACTTCATTGGACGCGAAGGTTTCTAACGAAACGTCAAGAGCAGAATCTACTGAAGGTTCTTTGGATTCTAGAATTTCTTCTGACATTTCTACTGAGGTTTCAAACAGAGAATCTGCTGATAGTTCTTTAGACAGTAAAGTATCCACAGAAACTTCAAGAGCAGAAAGTGCTGAAGATTCATTATCTGCTAGAATTTCTCAAAATGAGTCTGGCGATGATTCACTTGAAGCTTTAATTTCTCAAGAAGTTAGTAGAGCAGAATCTGCTGAAGGTTCATTGGACTCAAAAGTTTCAACTGAAACTTCAAGAGCGGAAAGTGCTGAAGGTTCTTTAGATTCAAAAGTATCTAGTGAAGTTTCTAACAGAGAATCTGCTGATAGTTCTTTAGACAGTAAAATTTCATCTGAAACTTCAAGAGCAGAATCTGCTGAGAATTCACTTGACTTGAAAATTGATGGAATGGCAGATCCTGATGGTGTTACAATCATTACAAATGGTGACAACAAAATTGAGTTAAAACAAGTTGTTGCAGCAAATAGTGGTGGTACCAGAACATTTGAAGGTTCAATAGTTCTTGGAACAACTGGTTCAACGGCAAGTGGAACAAATTCAACTGCGTCAGGTTATAATACCGTTGCATCTGGAGATTATTCTCATGCCGAAGGTGATACAACAACGGCATCTGGATATGCTTCCCACACTGAAGGTAGATACACAACGGCATCAGGATTTTATTCTCACGCTGAAGGATACAAAACAATTGCTGAAGGTGATAACTCTCACGCTGAAGGTGGAGATAAAGTTAATGATTTAGCTGGAGGTTATGCAATTGGTGTTGGTTCTCACGCTGAAGGTATTCAAACAACTTCTGTTGGTAATGGTTCTCACGCTGAAGGTTATTTAACAACGGCATCTGGAACTTATTCTCACGCTGAAGGTAGAGAAACTACAGCATCTGGAGATTATTCTCATACTGAAGGATATAAAACAAGGGCATTAGGAAATTATTCACACGCTGAAGGTAATGGCACAAGGGCATCTGGAAATAATTCTCACGCTGAAGGTGGTAATACAACGGCATCAGGAACTTATTCTCACGCTGAGGGTCAATCAACAACGGCGATTGGACAAAGTTCTCACGCTGAAGGTTATTTAACAACAGCATCTGGATTATATTCTCACGCTGAAGGTTATAAAACAATAGCTGAAGGGATTGGTTCACACGCTGAAGGTGGAGATCAAGTTAATGATATAGCTGGAGGTTATGCAATTGGTATTGGTTCTCACGCTGAAGGTAGAACAACAACTTCTGTTGGTGATATGTCTCACGCTGAAGGTTATGGCACAACGGCGATTGGTGCTGGTTCTCACGCTGAAGGTGAAGGAACAATAGCATCTGGAAATTATTCTCACGCTGAAGGTAATGACACAACGGCATTGGGAGATTATTCTCACGCTGAAGGTGTTCAGACAACGGCATTGGGAAGTGGTTCTCACGCTGAAGGTTTTCAGACAACGGCATCTGGAAGTTATTCTCACGCTGAAGGTTATTACACAACGGCATCTGGAAGTTATTCTCACGCTGAAGGTTCATCAACAACGGTAGCTGGATATTATTCTCACGCTGAAGGTAGATTAACAACGACATCTGGATATTATTCTCATACTGAAGGATACAAAACAATTGCTGAAGGAATTGGTTCTCACGCTGAAGGTGGAGATCAAACCGGTGACGTACCTGGAGGTTATGCGATTGGTGCTGGTTCTCACGCTGAAGGTGTTCAGACAACTTCTGTTGGAAATTATTCTCACGCCGAAGGTAACGCGACAACGACATCGGGAAATACTTCTCACGCTGAAGGTGATTCTACAATTGCTTTAGGAAATGCTTCTCACGCTGAAGGTGGAAGTACAGTGGCTCTTGGTGAAGGTTCTCATGCTGAGGGATTTGCTACAACGGCCGGATATTATTCTCACGCTGAAGGTAGTTCTACAACTGCAATTGGACAATATTCTCACGCTGAAGGTTATCAAACAACGGCATCTGGAAATTATTCTCACGCTGAAGGACAAGCGACAATAACGTTAGGAAATTATTCTCACGCTGAAGTTATTCGCATGCTGAAGGTGAAGGAACAATTGCAGCAGGTAGAGCACAACACGTTCAAGGAACATTTAACGTATCTGGTGACACTCAACTTGCAATTATTGGTAATGGTGCTGACAATGAGAACAGATCAAACCTTGCTGAGTTCTATACAACAGGTTTAACAATGTCTGATAACATTAGATTGACAGCTCAACCATCTGGTTTAACTCAATTTGATGATTTGACATTGGTTACAAAACTTTATGTTGATGATGCGATTTCAAATGTAACAACTGGTGCATTCCAAAGATTGGCCTACTCAGGTGCAGTTGATGGAACAAATAATGTGTTTGAAGTTACAACTGGAACATTAGTTGCAAACAGAGAACAAGTGTTCTTAAATGGTTTACTTCAACAAGATGGAGGTAATGATTATACAATTGTAGGTAATACAATTACATTTAATACCGCGCCGTCTGCTGTTAGTAAATTAATTATCTACGGTGATATTTAATCTTAGATAAAAAAAAGAAAGATGGAGTTCAGAAATGGACTCCATTTTTTTTTGAAAATAATTATATTTAAAACATGAAAATAGGTGTAAGCATATCTCTCAAAGATGTAAATGAATCCATTTGGACAAATGGGTTAAAACTCAACATATTTTATTTTATCCATATGTTGACACATTCAACTAAAAATTATGATGTTTATTTATTGAATGTAAATAAAATTGACGTACCAGAAACACTCCCCAAACATTTTGATGGTGTTAAACTAAGGTATTTTGACGACGCATATTCTGAAATGGATTTGTTAGTTGCGATGGGTTCACAAATGAAATGGGACTTAGTTGAGGAATTTAAAAAGGATAAAAACAAAAAAGTAATTTCTTATAAGTGTGGAAATAACTACATATTAGGTGTTGAGAAGTTTTTATTCCACGAAGGTTTTAAAACCACTGAATATGAAAATGAGGATTTATACGATGAAGTTTGGTATGTCCCCCAACAACACGAGACCTGTCAAGGTTATTTTTCAACACTCCATAGAACAAACGCTTTAGCTGTTCCATTTATATGGCACTATAAGTTTATAAAAAATTCCATACTTGACATTGAGAAAGGTTACAAATCCGGTCATTATAAAAAAGATTTTAGATACCAAATCGGAAAGGAAAAAAAGAACATCGCAATAATGGAACCAAACATTAATGTGGTTAAATTTTGTTTGATTCCAATATTTGTTTGTGAAGAAAGTTATAGATCAGAAGGGAAAGAAAATATTGAGAATGTGTATATTTTTGGAGGTGATAAGTTAAACAAAAAACAAAACTTTGTTCAACTTATTAAAAAACTTGATTTGGGTAAGGACAAAATGATAACTGCCGAAAGTAGATATCAAACACCCTATATCTTATCTCAACACGCGGATGTAATTGTATCACACCAATTGTTAAACCCCCTCAATTATTTATATCTGGACGCAGTTTATATGGGTTATCCAATATTACACAATGCACCACTTTGTAAGGATTTGGGTTATTATTACGAAGGTTCCAATACAAAAGAAGGTGGAAAGATGTTAAATTATATTTTAAAACATCATGATGAAAATATTGAGGAATATGACAAAAGAAACGACCAGGTATTAAATAGATACTTTGCCGAAAATGAAGAACTGATAAGTATGTATGATCTATTAATTGAAAACTTATTTAATAACATACCAAATACTTATTTGGAATATAACCCAGAAACAAACCTGTATAAAAATAGTAATGCAAATCAAGATTAATTATAAAACAACTTTACCACTTCAAGGAAACGCACCGGCTTGCGTAATCATTGAAAATGAGCAAAATGAATATTTTATTGAATTCATTGATAACCAAACTTCAGAAATTGTTCATTCACAAACCTTTTATTCAAACGAAAAAGTATATGGTTATAGACAATGGTATTGTGACTGGTTAATTAAAATTTATAAGGACAACGAACTAATCCATACCGATAAGTTTGACCTTACAAACAAATATGTTTTTATAAAAATTGATGGTAGGGCCTTGGGTGATAACTTGGCTTGGATTCCATATGTTGATGAGTTTAGAAAAAAACACAATTGTCATGTTTTATGTTCGGCGTATTTTAATGATATTTTTAAACACGTATATCCGGACATTTTATTTTTAGAACCAAATACACAAGCCCATAATGTGTACGCTCAATATTATATTGGTGCTCACGACAATGACGGTGTTTACTCACCAAAAGATTCAAAAAAAATACCACTTCAACAAACCGCTTGTGATATATTGGGTCTAGAATATACGGAAATAGTTCCGGACTTAATGAAATCAATTGAACATAATCATCGGAGAATATCTGGTAGATATGTTTGTATTTCTGAAAAAGGTAGTGCACCAAAAAAGGAATGGAAGGAACCGAACGGATGGCAAAACGTCGTTAATTATTTAAACTCAAAAGGTATTAAAGTGGTTGTTATATCAAAAGAATCGACAACATTAGAAAATGTAATCAATTTAACCGGCGACTATCCATTAAAAGAACGAATGGTTGATTTGTTTTATTCTGAGTTTTTTATGGGTGTATCATCTGGTCTATCTTGGGTTGCTTGGGGTTGTGGTAAACCGGTCATTATGATAAGTGATTGTACACCACTTGATCACGAATTCCAAACAAATATGATTAGAATCGGAAAAAACAATTTGGAATCGGTTGATTATGAAATTGAAGATTACACCTCAACTGAGGAAGTTATAAAAGTTTTGGAGAAAATCATTTAAAATTTCCGAATTTAAACCATAATTTTTCGTGTAAAAAATAAATAAAAGGTTTAATTGTTAATTCTCCAATTCCGATTAATGATGACACTTCCAAGGACATACCCAAAAAATATGCGGTTAATACGGTTACACAAGTTGCTGTTAATCTATAGGTTATCGTTTTTAAGATGTGACGAATATTCGGATTATCCGGTCTTTTTGTTTTAATGTGAGCAACATTATCTTTAACCTCCAAAACCCCTTCACAAGTAATGTGATATTTGTTTCCCAAATCTTCAATATAATCTTTTGTTGTTCTTGTTTTTGATGTTATAATAATGTCAGAAACCAACGTTTCTTCACCATCACATATTAACCTCCAACTATCATTATCATCTTTTGAATGTGTGTTGTATCTTATTTGGTATGTTTTTTCTTGACTCATACTTTTAAATATTCTATAACATCATTTTGTATTGACTCATCAACCATATTTCTCCAGGTATCATCACTATTTTTGATTGATTCTCTAATTTTTGTTGCAGAAATAAATGCCAAATCTTTTGGTGGAATAAACTCATTAATTTCATAACCTACACCCCTACCAAAGTTAACTGATTCAATATCCGGAATTGACATAACTTTTACGTCGTGTCCTTTTGAATGGTGATATTTTTCAACCATATTGATTGTTTGTTCAGTTGTAAATGGATTTTTTTCGTCCGGTTCAATGTCTCTTACCATAATAAGTGCGGGGACCCCTTCGTTTAACTTTTGTTCAATTAACTGAAAATGACCCAAATGTGGAGGTTGAAAACGGCCTATAAAAATTGCATATTTTTTATCTTTATTATTTGTTGGTTCACCCCCGTGATTGATTTTTTCCCACAAAAAATAAAATGTTATTTTTTTTATTATTTTTTTCGCCAAGTCTTCCGGTGTTGTATTTTCGGTTTTTAACACCATAAAAGGATTTATTGGTTTTTCATAAGGTGAGTCAATCCCGGTAAACATTTTAATTTCACCCGCTCTTGCTTTTTTGTACAACCCTTTTGGGTCCCTTGTTTCACATAATTCCAATGAACTATCAACAAATATTTCAAAAAAATCACTTTCACCAATTATTTCTTTAGCTAACTCCCTATCATTAATAAATGGTGAAATAAATGCCGTTATTGTGATAACACCGGCGTCTGAAAAAAGTTTTGCAGTTTCGGCAATCCTTCTAATGTTCTCTTTTCTGTCATCATCAGAAAATCCTAAATCTTTATTAAGTCCAAGTCTAATATTATCACCATCCAAAATGTACGATAATTTACCCATTTCAAATAATTGCCTTGCTAGTTCATTTGCGATGGTTGATTTTCCTGACCCCGATAAGCCAGTTAACCAAATCACTGGTGACTTTTGTTTTAAAAGATTTTGTCTTTCAAGTTTTGTAACAACTTGTTCGTGTTTTGTTAGATTGTTTTTAGTTGTATCTGAATTCATCGTAGAACCACTTATATTTACTTTTTATATTACTACATACATTGATACCCAAAACTTCTTTATAATCCAATTTTTGTGGTTCAATTTTTTGTTTTATTACGTGATCACCATAAATACCATATACTGAATCATCTTCTTTTGTTACTTGAGCTACGTTATCAAAATCATGTCCTTCATAATAAGGTAATTCAAAATAGTTATATACTCTTTCCATTTGTGTTTTTGGGTCCAAACAAAAGTCCTCAAAACGAATAAATAACATATTTCTTCCGTTACCCTCCTTTAAAATTTGGTACAACCTTTCAATTGCAAGTCCAACTGGTTGGGAACTTGACCAAATATCAATCCTTTTTTCTGTTGTGGTTCCCTTCATTTGTGAATGATTAACAATGCCACTATCAAGGTGCATATTTTTTCTATAGTTCTTCTCCATTGAAGCAAAAATGCCTCTTAGGTCTCTTACCATACATACGACTTTTGCGTTCGGATAAAATGAATTTAACCAATTATAATGGACTCCCCAACCTCTACTTTTATCAACCACATAAGGTTTATCAGTGATACCATTAAAAAACCCTTCAACACCGTTTTTACAAAAGGACAAAAATCCTTTTTTCATTAATTCACCATCTTGAGCTTTGAACTCAGGTGAATTGGTATAGTTTCCTCTTGATGCGTAAATTAATTCCAGTACTCCAGAAGTTGGAGTCGCATAAAATTCTGGATTTTGTGAAATAACATTTTGAAATAATGTTGACCCGGCCCTGGGTAATGAACTTTGAAAAAATATCTTTTTTACCATAACTTGTTTTTTAAATGAATGATAACAAAATAATTTGTTTTTTTAAACCCTCAACCATTTAAAAAATAATTTGTTATTTTAGAATTATCATATGTTTGTTACAAATTGCGATAAAAATTATTTAGTTGGGTTTGAAGTGATGTTAAAATCACTTATTGAAAATAACCCAAGAATTGAGAATGAAAATTTTCCTTTTGTTATTATATCAAATGATTTGACGGACGAAGATTTAATCACGTCAAGAAAAATTTATGATAATATCTCATTAAAAAGATATGATGAATCAAAATATGAGAAAATAAATGAGATGAAAAAAGAACGAATGGCCTTTGGTGATTATACCAAGTTTGAACTTTTTTCAATGGTGGATTTTGATAAAATTATATTTTTAGATTCTGACACCCTTATTTTGGGTAATATTGATTATTTAATTGATTTCAAGGACGATTTTGGTGCGGTTAGAGAATTATTTATTGATCAACACAATACCGGTGTTATGGTTATAAATAAAAAATATTTAAATACAAAAATAACAACAGACTTAATTAAATTAACCGAATTGTACGGAATTACCGAACATTTGGATCAGGACATAATCAATAACTATTTTTTGGATGTTATAACCGATATTCCGATTTCCTATAACTTTTTGAAAATTTACAATAAAGGAATTTTTAAAAATTTGGGTTTGCCAAAATATGTTAAGATATTACATTATGTTGTTAAAAAACCTTGGCAGAACAAACCACCAGTGTATTTGGAAGAAGGTACATTGTGGCAAGAACGTTATTGGTTTGAATATTATTCTAAAGTTTTAAAATTAAAATTATGAGAAGGGAAGATATAATTTCAGATATTTTGGTAAGAAACAACTACAAAAAAGGTGTTGAGGTTGGAACGTTAAGAGGTGAATTTTCAAAAGCACTTTTGTCCAGATGGAAGGATGGTACGTTGTTTATGGTTGATGTGTGGAGAAAAATTGACGATTATATTGACACAAATAACAACGATGAAGATTCGGGTGTTATTGTTGACTGTATAAAAAACATATCAAAATTTGCCGATAGGGCACATATGATGCGAATGCCTTCAGAAGTGGCTTGCAAGTTATTTTCAGATGATAGTTTGGATTTTGTATATTTGGATGCCAACCATTCATATGATGGTTTTATGACCGATTTTAATAACTGGTTTCCAAAAGTTAAAAAAGGTGGATTAATTGCCGGACACGATTATATGATGATTCATTGGTACGACGGAAAATTTCTTGACAACAACAAAGATAAGGCAATTTATTCTGGTGATAACTTTTTGGGTAATTTCGGAGTTAATACAGCAATTGATGAAATAATCAAAAAATATGATGTGAAAATTAATTTTACTCCAGAATTATTCTCAAGCTGGTATTTTATTAAATGATTTAGAATTTCTGATGATGTGTTTTAATAAACTGATTAACCAATCCGTCTTTTTGTTCTTGTGTTTCGGTTTTAATCCACGACCAAATAAATGATGATTCAAGATTTTTAATTTCTTGTCGTTTCATTTCAATTAATTCCTCAAGCAATAACATATCTTGAACTTCCGGATCAACAGAAATACCCAATTTTCCACAAATTCTATACAGTTCCATTAGGTCATTATCCTCATATGCGTCTTTTGCCGAAATATAAATTTCCAAATGTTCATCAGAACCAATTTTATCTGGATGTGATTTTTTAACAATGTCACGAAATATCTTTTTGATTTTACCTTTTGTTTCATCATCCAAAACCTCATCTTTTATTTTCGGATCTTTTTTTTTCGGTTCTTCGTTTTTGTTCTCATTAATTGGTGGGGGAGGTGGTGGTGGTTTTGGTTCCTCGGTTTTTCTTTTTTCGGCAACATCATTCATAAATGGTTGCCGATATTCTTCAACAACCTCCATTTTATATTCAAAATCTATCATCAAATAATTGTACTCTTGAATAAGTTTGTTCAGTTTTAATTTCTCTAATTTGTCGCTCATTTAATGATAAATATTTTTGGAAACTATTTATATTAAAATAATAGTTATGAAAATAGTAAAACATATATTCCACTTACTTCCAGTTGTTTTTTTGGGTGTTTGTTCCGTACTTTATCCATTTTGGATTAAAGATGGGTACTTGGATGAATTATATCCACTAATCGGTTCATTTGTCGCTATTTATGGTGGTTTTGTCGGATCACTTGTTTGGTACCTTAAATACATTAAAAATAACTGATGGAATATCTAGGGTTTGTGTTATTTGTTTTAGCAGGAGTGAGTGAAGCGGCGATGGATAAATTACAATTTCATTATGACTTATCCATATTCAAAAATCTAAAAAACCAACTTTTTTGGAATCCACAACTTTCCTGGAAAAATAAATATAAAGATAGTGACCCACTAAAAGGTGAGAAATTTTTCTTGTCAAAATCATTACTTGTTGGTTTTACAGATGCTTGGCATTTGTTCAAACTATTAAGAACCCTATTTATTTTTTCCGGAATCTATTTTTTGTTCACACATTGTATATCTCAAACCAATTGTCTTTTATATGTAATAATTGCCAGAATTATTTTTGGATTATCTTTTACTCTATTTTTTAGATTATTTGAGGATTGAACTATTTATAGTTAATGGATTTTTTTATCAAACAAAATAGTAATTTACCCATATTACTTATGGATGTGGTAAGAGACGGTAGAACTGACTCAGATAAGTTGTTTTATGATGAACTAGTAAACGCCAACATTAAATTCTCAATGAGAAGTGAAGATGACGGAATTCAAAAAATATTTATGAAACCTGCATATGTTACAGAAAAAATAAGAAACAACATTGATTCACCCAGAGAATATTATGTGTTTTATAAATGGTCCGGAAAGGACACAAGTAAGAAGGGTAGGTTTGTGGGTGAATTTTTTGCCGAACTTGAAACCGGTGATTTGATTGTACCAATCGGTGAAAATCTTTACATAAATATCATTTGACAAACCGAAAATTAATTCTATTTTTAAGTTAAAGGGAAATCAAAACTTAGTTTTTGAGCATAATAACCCAAATTTAAAATAGATTATATATGGTTCCACAAGAAGAAATTGAACGTTTCCTACACGGCGAGGACGACGAAAAATACATAGTAGCACTAGAGTACGACTACAAAACCGACAAAATTTTTAAGGTAATCCAAGATCCAATCAAAGGTAAACTTTTGAGAATGGATACATTTATTCCATTTGCCTGGGTTGGTGATTTACGTACCAAAAATTTCTATAAAGGTAATAAGGACTTCCAAAAGAAGGCAATGTCCGAGAACGGAATTATTATTGAAAAATTGGAACATCGCGGTGATGAACGATTAAAAACCGGACTTACATATATTGTTAAAACAACAAAATCATATTCAAACCTAGTAAACTTTTTTAAGGGTGGTGGACTTGACCCGTGGGGTAGGGATAACTCTGATTTTATTTCAATCCTTTCACCAGTTGAACAATACTTGATTCAAAGAAACAAAAGATTATTTAAGGGTTTTGATGAATATGATGAAATTCACCGGTTTGTATTTGATATTGAGACCACGGGTTTGGATCCAAAAACCAGTAAGATATTCCTTATTGGTATGAAGGACAACCGTGGATTTTTGAAACTTTTATCGGCCCAAAACGAAGAAGAAGAAAGAAAGATGATTGTGGAATTTTTTGACACAATTGATAAATTAAAACCATCCTTAATTGGTGGGTATAACTCCGCTTTCTTTGACTTCCCATTTATTTTAAAACGAGCTGAAATTTTAAAATTAAATATCAAAAAGATTAGTAAAACCCTTAATCCGGATTACTCTTTAAAACAAAAAGAAGGATTATTAAAGTTGGCAAATGAAATGGAACCCTACACGCAAACCCAAATGTGGGGGTATAACATTGTTGATATTGCGCATGCGGTAAGGAGAGCACAAGCAATTAACTCCGATATTAAAAGTTGGTCATTGAAATACATAACTAAATTTATTGAAGCCGAAAAAGAAAACCGGGTATATGTTGAGGGTGATAAAATCGGAAAAATTTATTTTGAGAATGATAACTATTGGATGAATAAAGAAAATGGGAACTACAAAAGGGTCGGCATTGATTTAAAAATAGATGAAATTTGTTCAAGGAGGGATGATGTATACAAAAAGATATCCGGATCTGAAATTATTGAACAATATCTTGACGATGACCTTTATGAAACGATGGTTGTGGATGAACAATTCAATCAAGCGAATTTCTTACTTTCAAAACTAGTACCAACAACATATGAGAGGTTATCCACGATGGGTACCGCCACTTTATGGAAAATGATTATGTGTGCGTGGTCATACAAACACAATTTGGCAATCCCAAGAAAATTACCAAAAAGAAAATTCACCGGAGGACTTTCAAGGTTACTACAGGTGGGTTACTCAAAAAACGTATTGAAACTTGACTACTCATCCCTATATCCTTCCATTCAGTTGGTTCACGACGTATTTCCAAAATGTGACGTAATGGGTGCCATGAAAAGTATGTTAAAGTACTTTCGTGATACACGTATAAAATATAAAAACTTAGCAAGTGAATTTAAAAAAACGGATCCGAAACTTTCTGTTTCATACGACAGGAAACAATTACCAATCAAAATCTTCATCAACGCATTCTTTGGGTCACTCTCGGCCCCACACGTATTTGCCTGGGGTGATATGGACATGGGAGAACAGATTACGTGTACCGGTAGGCAATATCTTAGACAGATGATTATGTATTTTATGAAACGAGGGTACATTCCCCTAGTTTTAGATACGGATGGTGTAAACTTTGAGACTCCTCAAGGTAGGGACACTTATACCTATATCGGAAAGGGACTTAATGGGTTGGTTGAAAAAGGAAAGGAGTATACTGGTGCTGAAGCGGATGTTGCGGAATATAACGACACATTTATGCGAAATGAGATGGGTCTAGATATTGATGGTGTGTGGCCAACAACTATTAATGTTGCAAGAAAAAACTACGCATTATTAACTGATAAGGGTAAAGTTAAACTTACCGGAAATACCATTAAGTCAAAAAAACTTCAAACATATGTTGCCGAGTTTTTGGATAAAGGACTTAGAATGTTACTTGACGGTAAGGGTGGTGAGTTTTTGGATTTCTATTATGAATATGTGGATAAGATATACAACAAACAAATACCATTAGCCAAAGTCGCCAGTAAAGCTAGAGTTAAACAATCTATTGAGGACTATAAGGTTCATATAACTAAAAGAACAAAAGCTGGGAATCTGATGTCCAGACAAGCACATATGGAGTTACTTATAAGGGAAGGTAAAAATCCAGGACTTGGTGATACCATTTATTATGTAAACAATGGTGTTAAAAAATCACAAGGTGATGTTCAGAAAAAAACTAAAAAAATTAAGGCAACAAAAGAAGAAGTGTTTTTGTATGAAACTAACAACGGTAAACCTTTCCCAATTGAATATGAAGATGAATTAATTTTGAATTGTTATTTAATTGATGAGAAGGAAATTGAGAGAAACCCGGATATGTTGGGTGAGTACAATGTTCCGCGTATTTTGGCTGCATTTAACAAACGAATTGAACCGTTATTAGTTGTATATAGTACGGACATCAGAAAGGATATTTTAATTGAGGACCCAAAAGATAGACCGATATTTACAAAATCTCAAACAGAATTAACTAGAGGTTATCCAAATAAAGAAAAAGATCAAGATACCTTAGATGAATTGTTGACACTTTCTGACATGGAACTTTCGTTTTGGAAAAAGGTGGGTATTGATCCGTATTATATGTATATTGATGATACCATTAATTTGGTTGATTCAGAAAGGGTTGAACATAACAAAAAGTTAATGGAAACACACAAGATTGATAACAAAATTGATGATGAAGAAATTTACGAATTTGATGAAGATGGTGATTTAATGAGTTTGGCTTTTGACTAAGAACCCTTCAAACCGTCAGATGATATTATATACCATATACCACCAACGTTTTTAAATTCAACTGACGCACCCTCACCGATTTCAATTTCATCAAACTCGTCGTCAATTTTACTGTCTGCTTTTATTAAAACATACGTAAGTGATTTTATGACTATATGGTCGGTTGTTTTTGAATCCAAAAACACCTCACAATAATCAACATCCCTAACCACCACAATAAATTCTCCGTTTGTGGTATAACTTTTATTTGTTACAACAACAGAATCCGAAGTTTTAATTTCGTGACCATTTATAATTCTAATTGAAGGCGTGTTTCTATATATTGCCATAATGAATTATATGATATTATATGGGCTATTAAATGGTCTAAATTTAAGAGCTTTATTCATATTTTCAGCCATAGTACCTTTGATTTCCCATTGTTTTTCAGGTCTCAATCTTTCAAGTCTGGTTTTTAATTCCTCCCACAACATGGCTTTTTCATCTTTGGCTTCAGATTGTAGTGTTTGATATTCAAGTGTTAATTCAGAATCTGGTGTTTTTAAGTTACCACTATACTTACCTCTAACTCTGGCTAAGGTTTCTTTACAATAAGCTGTAAACCATCTTCTAACCCAAGTTTGTGCTGGACTATTTAATTCATCCCATCTCGTTTCGTCAATAGGAACGTCTGATGGTAATCTAACAACATCTGGGTTTTTAGCCAAACAATCGTCACGGTCAAAGGTGTTATAGTACCAATACCACACTCTATATTGGTTTCTTTGTATGTTACCAAAATCAAACTTACCACCAGGTACGTTGTATAAATGTAGGGCTTTTTTACCTTCCGGAAGTGCAGTAACTCTATATGTTAAGTCACCGGTAATTAATCTCCTTTTCATTTGGATGTCAGCCATTCTAAGTAATATATCGGAAGCTGGCGTGATGAAATAATTTCCGGTAGTTCCCATTTGAGAAAATCCGGCACCACCACCAAGTCCGATACCACCGAACCCACCAAATCCACCCATAAATGGATCAAAATAAGCAGCATCTAATTCTGGTCTTGCAAACCATAAAAGTTCATTTATTTCTCTACCTGCTGGTATTTCATATATTTGTTGACCTGGAATTAAATCAACATAATCTTTTTCTAACACCCAATCACCACCAGCTTGTAAACCAACAATTTTTGAGTAAGCATACGTATATTGTGTTTCCCAGTCCAAACTTCTGGTTGTAAAAGCTCTCGTCAATGATTGTTCATCAAGGTTTAAACCATAAACTGAGGACCACTGAGATTCAATTAACCAATCATTAACGTGTTGTGAATAATCTTGAATTGAAAGTTCCAACAATGAATCCATCATTTCATCCTCTAACTCAACACCCCTTAGTGGTGCACCCAAAAGATTTCTAATTCTTTTATATAATTTTGATCTTTGTGGTTCTGTAATTATTGAAGTTGACATAAGATATATTTTTTTATAAATATCTTATTGTTTGAATTTTAGAATATCTAGTCTGGTTGTGTATTGGTCATTTACAAAACCCCAATTTACAACTTTCCAAAAGTTTGACACATATTTGTCCCTTTTATTTTTGTATTTTAAATAATATGCATGTTCCCAAACATCCAGTCCCAACAACGGATAACCCCTTTCTTTTTCTGAATTCATTAGTGGGTTATCTTGATTTGCGGTCGTTACAATCTTTAATCTATTTTTATCGGTTAGTATCAACCAAACCCAACCGGAACCAAATCTGGACTTTGCGGCTTCTTCAAACGTATCTTTAAATTTTTCAAACGAACCAAAAGTTTTTTCAATTTTTGTTTTGATTGGATCTTTAATTGTTTGTTTTTTGGGTGATAACATTTTCCAAAAAAGAGCGTGATTGAACGCACCACCACCATTATTTTTAATCGTTGTATTAAATTTTGATATATTTGTTACAATTTCCTCCAAATCCAAATCCTTCCCTTTTATTTTTTCAAGTTCCACATTTAGTTTTTCAACATAACCCTTGTAGTGTTTTGTATAATGTGTTTCCATTGTTTCTGGGTCAATAAAACTTTCAAGTGAATCATATTCATACGGTAATTTTTCAACACTGACTTGTTTTATTTCAGATATGATTTGTGAGTTATTAAATGATTCAATATTTAATGATTCCTCAAGTTTTGTTATTTGTTCGGAAAAACTTTTATAAATTTTTGGTAGTTCTTCTTTATGTGTTTTTTCAAACTTTTTCATCATTTGTCCAGCAATAGCATTTGCTTCGTCCTCGTTTTTTCCACCAATTTCCGGACCTTTTTTTCTTCCCAATACAGTCCTTTGATATTCGTGCACCCATTCGTGAACTAAGGATCTAAGAACATCTCGGTTTAGTCTATCTTTAACCAAAATTTTTAGATGATGTGTTGAGGTTCTACCACCAGTTGACATTTCACTTGTTCTCTTTTTCAAAAAATCAATAAATACATCTTTTTCCAATGGATATTTTATTTTTAAAAAAGATATAAACTCCTCAATTAATTTTTGTTCTTCTTTTGAAACGGTGTCGTGATAAGTTATTTTGACATTCATATAATATAAATATCACCTACTAGCAGAAATCCGATTGAGCATTTCTTCAATAACTGAAGCCTCGTCCATTAGATTGTCACCCATAACGGTTGATATTATTTTTTTCTTTCTTTCAAGGATGTCATAAATCATACCCTCAATTGAGTTTTGGAATAAAGGGTAATATACTGATGTTGATTTTTTTTGACCGATTCTATGTGAACGATCTTCAGCTTGAGCATGTTCTGCTGGAACAAATGAAAGGTCGTTCATAATAACAGCTTCGGCCGCCGTTAATGTGATTCCAGCCCCAGCGGCTTTTAAATTTCCAACAAACACTTTAATTTTGTCATTTGTTTGGAATTGGTCAACGGCTTGTTGACGGTGATTTTTGGAACAGGAGCCATCCAAATATACGGCACTTTTTCCAAAATGATTATAAATTTCTTGTAATGTGTCTGTAAAGTTTGTGAATATAATTACCTTTTTTTCTTGCTCAATTATATTTTCAGCCAACTCAATTGTTGATTTTACTTTTTCATTCGCAATAACCTTTCTTACTTTCATTAATTTACCAAACTGAATGGTAAGTGATGATGATTCCTCTTTGTTTGAATTAAACCAATCATAATATTCACCCATCATATCCTCATATTCTTTTGATTTTAAATTAAGATATACTGGAGTTATTATTTTTTCTGGCAAATCCAGTACTTCTTCTTTTAACCTTCTTAAAATATGTGATTGGGTTCTTTCTCTTAGTTCATCCAAGTTTGAGGCACCGGTGACATTCCAGACTTTTTTCTTTCCAACATTGAATTGAAATCCATTACAATATCTTTTTGCGTAAGCCATCCAATTGACCGATACCGGACATTCAACAAGTTTTAATAAGTTGAAATAGTTCATTGGTCTGGATGTCATTGGGGTTCCGGTTAATAACCAAACACGTTCAATTGATGATGCGATATCATTTACTATTTTGGTTCTTGCCGCCTGGGGGTTGGATATCATATGGGCTTCGTCCATAATAACCAAATCAAAATTGGCTTTTAATATTTCAGAATTTTCTTTGTTTTTTATGTCGTGGAAGTTTTTTAAAATATCATAATTTATGATTACAATATCGTACTCGGTTGAAAATTTCTTACCTTCCGAAATAAAAATTGATTTGTCGGAATATATCCTTATTTCTCTTTCCCAGTTTAGTTTTAATGATGCTGGACAGATTATAAGTATTTTTTTTGCCCCAGATTCTAACACCGCAACCACGGCTGACGCTGACTTACCTAGTCCCATGTCGTCCGCCAGAATATACTTTTTATTACCAACCAGTTTTTCAATTGCCACCTTTTGATGTTCCATTGGTGGTCTAGAAATATATTTGGAATAATCAACAACAACATTTTTAACTTCGTTGTCCTTTATAATGGCGGATTTTGGTATCCAGAAGTCATGTAAGGTTTCACCACTGAATATTTTTCCCCAAATATGATACGACTTATCTTTTTCAACCAACAACTTCTCAACATATATTTCTGATGGTTCTTTTGTGTACATTTTATCTTCCATCATTTTTTTTCCAAAATAGGAATCCAATTTAACCCATTTTTTGGCAACCTTGGGATTTCTACCGTGGAAATTAATTATATACTCAGCTTGTGATCTTGTTGGTGTGAATGACTTACTATTTTGTTTTTTGTTTTTTAACGCTAGGATATAGTTGTTTGACCCAATATATTCATCAAGTAATTGGAGGGCTCGTGTCTCTGGAGTTTTTGAAATTAATTCTTCCATTAATTAAAAATTAAAATAATCAATTTTGTTTTAAAATCAACTTTTAATTAACTTGGATATATTTATAATAAAAAATAAATTTAAAAAAATTATAAAATGAAAAAAATAATTAGATTAACGGAATCAGATCTTACAAGAATTGTAAGACGAGTTATTAGAGAATCTGAGGAGGAATCTTGGACTGATGAAGATCAATCTGAGTGGGACGACATTAGATCAAAAGGGCCATACTTAAAGGATTTTGACAATGATATTTCAAAATGGGAACCAGAATTTGAAAAATGGAAAAACAATCCAAGATACAAAGAATTAGGTGATAAAATGTCTAGAACTAAACATAAAAATTCATCACTAGACACTACACCAGAATTTGGTTCTTGGTCGGATGAAGAAGAAATGGAATATCAAGATATCAGATCTAAAGGTCCATATTTAAAAGATTTTGATAATGACGTTTCAAAATGGGAACCTGAATTCGCAAAATGGCGTAACAACCCAAGAAATAAAGAACTTAGTGATAAAAGGGTTAAAAGAGATAGAAGTAAGTTTAAATAAAAAAAATAAAATGGTTATATTCCCCTCCCTAAAAGAGGGGTTTTTTGTTTTATAGATATTTATTAGTATGACACAAAATAGAGTACCTATTACGAGGTTAAATAAGTTTTTTTCTGCTGCGGACTACGAACTTGAGATCTCGCTTGGGTCCGAATGGATGTACGGAGACATGAACTTTACCGTTGTTTTATATAGAGTGGACAGACAACGCACAAATAATGATGATGTTTATGGTGAGGCCCTTTCTTCCGGAATTCAATTTATGGCTCCGATTGAGGTTAAAGGGTTGGTTAGGATTGACACACCAACAAATACGGATTACGGTTCCTCAAGAGTTTCACAAATAGAACCGGGTAATATGACATTTAGTGTTTACCAATCACATTTAGATCAATTGGCTATTGAAATTTCATTAGGTGATTATTTGGCCTATTACGAAACCGAAGATAGAGTTAGGTATTATAGTGTAGTAAATGACGGAAGGGTTAACTCCGATATGAAACACACTTATGGTGGTTATAAAAAATATTATAGGACAATAATTGCGGCTCCTGTAACAAATGATGAATTTAACGGAATATAATGGCTTTCCCAAAAAAGATTAAAAAACATTTACCTTTGGTTCCAAAAAAGTTTGGTACGGAGAGGCGTATGGAATTAATTGAAGATGTGACAGATAATGGCACGTATTTACCGAAGGGTGTTTTACATGCTGATTTGGATAAAGGTGTTTTGGATTTTGTCAAAGAAAGATTAAAACTAGTTGTGGACGGAAAAACAGTACCGACAGTTGATAAAATCATTACAACACAAAGTTGGTCACAATTTACTGAAACATGGAAATTTCAAGATTTGGATAAAAATGTTTCATTACCTTTTATAATTACCGTTAGACAACCTGAAGTTATATATGGAAAATTTCAAGGAGGTGCCGCAAATATTCCGGAACGTTTAAGGTTTTTTTATTATTCAGTTCCAACTTGGGATGGTGATAGGAAAGGTGTTGATGTGTATAAAATACCTCAACCCGTACCGGTTGATATCACTTACAATGTTAAAATATTTTGTAATAGAATGCGTGAACTTAATGAGTTTAATAAAATTATGATGCAAACGTTTACATCAAAACAAGCGTACACTCAGATTAAGGGTCACTATATGCCGATGAAATTGGCGGATCCAACTGATGAATCCGTTAAAGAAATTGAAAAAAGAAAATATTATATTCAAAATTATAAAATAACTCTGATGGGTTTTTTATTGGATGAAGCCGAGTTTCAAGTCTCACCCGGTATAACTAGACAAGTTACAATGTTTGAAGTTGATCCATTAAACAAATCAAGAAAGGTAAACATTCAACCACCACGACCAGATACGTTTGACTTGAATTTATTATTTGTGTCCGGTAATACACAACTTAGTGAAGTTTTTAGGTATACTGCCGATATTAAAATTCAAAACACAACAAATGTTGATACTTATTCTGTTTTTATAAATGGAAATTTTGTTGGTTCGGATTTGGAAATAATTCAGATTAATGATGGTGATACCCTAGTCGTTGGGGTAACCAAAACAAATCCATTAGAAGAATCTACCATTAATACAATTGCACATTTAGTGACCTAATTTTTACTCTCCGTAAATATCTTTTTCTTTTTGACAATTTTTCAATATAAGTGATTCCAAAAACTTATATATTTTCAAACCTTTTTCTTCACAATATTTTTTGAGAACTTCGTGAGTTTCTTCTGATATTTTAAGATTTTTAATTTTTTTCATTGTTTTAATGGTTTTTAAAAAGGAAGAAAAAAATCTACCTTTTTTCTACCCTATCTTAAATAATTATGAGTCAGCGGTGTTTTTTGCAAAATTTCAATGTATTTATATTAAAATAAATGTTTAAATTATAATTAATAATGGCATCAACTAACAAAGTATTTGTATCTCCAGGTGTTTATACATCTGAAAGAGATTTAACTTTTGTGGCTCAAAGTGTCGGTGTTACAACTCTAGGACTTGTAGGTGAAACTTTACAAGGTCCGGCGTTTGAACCAATCTTTATCACAAATTATGATGAGTTTCAAGTTTATTTCGGTGGAACAAGCCCCGAAAAATTTGTTAATACTCAAATCCCAAAATATGAGGCGGCATATATTGCAAAATCATATTTAACTCAATCTAACCAATTATTTGTAACCAGAATCTTAGGATTGTCTGGTTATGACGCGGGACCATCTTGGTCAATAACAACAATTGCAAATCCGGACCCGTCAACTGTAAGTGCGACAGGTATTACTGGTTCTCAAACTTTAACTTTTACAGGTACTACTGGTACGAGTTCAAATGTTGTGTTTACTGGTTTACCCGCATTACTTAATGATTTGTTTTATAATACTTACACCACTTTTGAAGGTGGTACTTCATCATTAAACGCCGATTTACAATCTTTTGTTTCAACACAAATTAATAATTTTGCAACGATAGGTTCCGGAGCAACTGGTGGTAACGCATTATTCTGGGGCCCTGTGAGTTCATCAACATTTAATTCAGTTACTGGTGTAACCGTATTTTCAAATGCGGTATCTGCAACAACAAATGTACTAGGTGTTGACTCTTTAATACTTGAAAATTCAACATTGTCAAGTGAAGTAAACGATGCTTGGTATTATGCTTTGTTTGATTATACAAAAGTAGCTAGTGTTGGTTCATATTATGGTTATGGATTTGGTGTTGCTTTAAGTAATATTGGAACTGGTACTACAGTGACTGAATTTACTGGTACTTGTACAGTTTATGGTACACAATACACATCTGACCCATACAGCGATTTCGATGATATGGTAGTTGCTACTTTAAGATCAAGAGGTATTACGACATATTCATCAACACAACACGGACCAAGATACGAAGTATCGGCAACATCTGACGCTTCAATGGTATGTGCTGGTTCTTATTCCGGTATTTCAAAAAATCCATTCGGTACGTTTGTAATTAGTGGGACAACATTTGACAACGACACATTTAGTTTTGAAACATCAATGGACTCGGCAAGTACAAATTATTTATCAAAAGTATTTGGTAGAAGTAATTTTGGTAAAGATAGAACTGAAGTTCCTTTATTTGTTGAGGAAGCTTACTCAAGTTTATTATTAAATGGTTATAGAGACGGTAAGGTTAGAGGTTTATATTGTGACTTCATTGAACTTGATAGTGCCGAATCATTAAATACAGATTCAATCGGATTCTATTTGGAACAATACCAAACACCGGAAACTCCATTTGTGGTTTCAGAATTAAGAGGTAATAAAGTTTACAAATTATTTAAGTTTGTATTGATTTCTGATGGTAATGCGGCAAATAGACTTGTTAAATTATCTATTGGAAATATTTCATTTGCTAATGGTACGTTTGATGTTTTTGTTAGAGATTTTTATGACAATGATCAAAATGTAAGAGTTATTGAAAGCTTCACAAATTGTTCATTAGATCCAAACTTAAATAATTACGTGGCAAACAAAATTGGTACTTCAAATGGTGAATACCAAGTTAAGTCAAAATACATTATGTTGGAGATGAGTGACGAGGCACCAACCGATGCTTTACCTTGTGGATTTGAAGGATATGTTATGAGAGAATATGCGAACGCAAAATCACCATACATTATTTACAAAACAAAATACTTACAACCAGGTGACGTTATTTACAACCCTCCTTTTGGTTCAACAAATGGTGGTGACAATCCAGTTATCTCAAATGGTGAAAATCCAAGAAGGGCTTATTTGGGTATTTCAAATATTAGTGGAGTTGATTATGATTTCTTTGATTACAAAGGGAAAATAGTCCCACCTAATTTAGGTACTGACACAACCGGCCCACAATGGGGTTATTTAACACAAGGATTCCACATGGATGTAAACGCAAGTGCTGTCACAATTCCAAATAGATATGTAACTTCTGGAAATCCAGCATTTGAAGTAGGTGTATCATCATTTAATACAGAACCAGAAGATTCTGACAATGCTTACTACAGATTAAACACAAGAAAATTCACAGTATATGCCTACGGTGGTTTTGATGGTTGGGATATCTATAGAGAAAATAGAACAAATGGTGATCAGTTCGCTTTAGGTCAATCTGGTTATAAATTTGGTGCTGAAGCATCCATCACTTATCCTACCGCATCTGGTTGGGGTTCATTTAAACAAATTAGTGGTCCAAACCAAGAAAATTGGGCAAATACAGATTACTACGCTTATTTGTGGGGGCAACAAACTTTTGCTAACCCAGAAGCAACAAACATCAATGTGTTTACAACACCAGGAATTGATTATGTAAATAACTCAAACCTTGTTGAACTTGCAATTGATATGGTTGAAACTGATAGAGCTGACTCAATTTACATCTGTACAACTCCTGACTTCAATATGTTCTTACCGACATATAGTGATGTGACTGAAGGTTTAATTTACCCTCAAGAGGTGGTTGACAATTTGGATAATACTGGAATTGATTCAAACTATACTGCAACTTACTATCCGTGGGTACTAACAAGAGATAGTGTAAATAATACTCAAATTTATTTACCACCAACTGCTGAGGTAACTAAAAACTTGGCATTGACTGATAACATCGCGTTCCCTTGGTTTGCATCTGCTGGTTATACTCGTGGTATTGTTAACGCAATTAAAGCACGTAGAAAGTTAACTCAAGACGATAGAGATACACTTTATAAGGGTAGAATTAATCCAATTGCAACGTTCTCAGATGTGGGTACTGTAATTTGGGGTAACAAAACTCTACAAATTAGAGAATCTGCTCTTGACAGAATTAATGTTAGAAGATTGTTGTTACAGGCTCGTAAATTGATATCTGCTGTTGCTGTTAGATTGTTGTTTGAACAAAATGATGATAAGGTTAGACAAGACTTCCTAGACTCAGTGAACCCAATTTTGGATTCAATCAGAAGAGATAGAGGTTTGATTGACTTTAGAGTTACAGTATCTAACACTCCAGAGGATTTAGACTCAAACACATTGACGGGGAAGGTGTACCTAAAACCGACAAAAGCACTCGAGATGATAGATATTGAGTTCGTAATTACACCAACTGGTGCTTCTTTTGAGAACATTTAATTCAAAAAAAAGAAAAAAAATAAATGGAAGGGGAGTAATTTACTCCCCTTTTGTATATTTATAAATAAAAAAGTATGGAAATCTCAAAAAAAATTATTGTTGAGTCACTTAACTTAGATGATAAAAATAACAAAACTTTTTCATCTAAAAAACAAAATGTCATTTTGAGTGAATCACAATTGGAAAATTTATTAAAAAAACTAAAAAAAGATGAACATAAAAAAACACGTTCTTAACGAAATTAAAAAAAGAAACCAAACCATTAAAGAAGGTATGACTGAGGAAGGTACTCCGGACTCAAAATATTATGCTTTTGATTGGGACGATAACATTTGTTATATGCCAACCAAAATAATGGTTTTGACTGAAAATGAAGAAGAAGTAGGTATGTCAACTGAGGAGTTTGCTGAACATAGACATCAGATTGGCGTTGAACCTTTTTCATTTAAAGGGACGACAGTTGTGGATTATGCGCCAAGCCCTTTTAGAAACTTCAAAGAGGAAGGTAATAAGAGATTCATCATTGACTCAATGATTGCAAGCCCTGGACCATCCTGGAATGATTTTGTGGAGTGTATTAATGGTGGTTCCATCTTTGCGATTATAACCGCTAGAGGACATAATCCAGAAACATTAAAAGAAGCGACATACAACTTTATTATTTCAAATCACAACGGAATTAATAAAAACACATTAGTGGAAAATCTAAAAAAATATAGACACTTCGCTGATGATACCGTAAAGGAAAATATTAATTTAAAAGTATCTGATAAGGAGTTGATTGATGAATATTTAGATATGTGTAGATTCCATCCGGTAACTTTTGGTGAAGGTAGTGCTGCAAATCCAGAAGAAGGAAAAATAAAAGCACTTAGATCATTTATTAATTATTGTAAAGATTTGGCTCAAGAAATTGGAAAAAAAGCAATGTTTAAGAATGATGTTGAGAATCACGAAATAATCCCTTTTATTGGTTTTTCAGACGACGACCCAAGAAATATTGAAAAAATGAAAGAATTTTTATCAAGTGAATATGAAAAAAGTCCTGTAAGAACTTATTTAACTAAAGGAGGAGAGAAAAAAGAAGTTTAATATTATTTATTAGTTAATTTATATATAAAGGATAATTTTAAAATAATTGAAAGTAAATAGAAAAAAGTTTTAAGATTAAATAAAACTCATTTTAAATAATAAATTTCCACAATCATAAATTTTTCTAATTCCCCTTTCTTCCATAATTTCGGATTCACTTTTATTTTTATCAAAACCCAAACTCACCAACACATCTTTCCTATATTTAAATCTGGATTCCCTTTTCTTACTAACAATATAATAATAATTAGGAACGGTTTCCTTAACGAAGGAGAACCCCAATTTTTTATATAGGTTACCATCACTCCATCTTTTATCTGCGTAGCTTATTATTTCTTTTGGTGATTGATCCGAAATAAATTTCTTGAGTAGTTTAGAAGCTCCACCAACAACAATATGGTTTAATTTATTACAGAACCGGAGTAACTCATATTCATCGTTTTTACTTTGTTTGAATCCAAGGTTTAGCCGTTTTTTACCAAAAGTCATAATGGATACCAATTCTGAATTATAATAAAGACCCAAGTTAAACTTACTACCAACGGGGCCTTGTATGTGATTTTCAATTAAAAATTGAGTTTTTGTTTTTGTGTCAACGTATTTTATTTCACATTTTCTTGCAAAAATACGTGTTTGAGTTAATCCCAACAATGTTTTAAGTCTACTTTTTACGATAGACGAGTTATATGTCCACTCATCTTCAAAGATATGTACCAACCTTATATTTAATTTATTACAATCCTTAGTTTTATTATAATGGTAATTATTTTCTATAAATTTATCGGAATGCCAAAATAATCCATTAAATTCAATGGCCAAACTATAATCTGGAATAAAAATATCTAACTCTTGACCTTTAAGTAAGGTTCTGTCACCCTTAATGTATTTAATATTTAATTCACCTAAGAATTCACAAATTTGTTTTTCTTTTAATGATTTTAATTCGTTTAACGGGTTATCCATTAAAACAATTTTTCTTTTTATAAAATCAACAGTACTTAAACTGGTATTTTTTCTAACTCTTTTACGTCTAACGTTTGGTAATTTCAGAGGGGACGACACACCATATTTTATAAGATTTGTATTTTTTATTTTTTCTTTTGTTGAATCAAGTTTTGCGATATGATTTACATTATGTTTTTCTATTGTTTTTGTTTTAATATAATCTTTATCTTTAAAAAGATTGTCTACACCGTATTTTTCTAAATGAGTTTTTTTTATTTTATTTTTAATCTCATCAGAACAAATTGGAGCGTTACCTCCATATTTTTCATTATTGGTGTTTTTAATTTTTGTTTTTTGAATTTCATTTTTGTTGGAACATACTTTTGAACAATATACCCCATAACCTTCTTTTAAAGATCTTTTAAATTTTAGTTGAATATTACAGGTCGGACATACTGGTTTGTTTGGTTCTTCATTAATAAAATGCCAGATTTTTTGTATGAAAGGTAAGTCGTTTAATTCGTCGTTGCTGTAATCAATAATTTCAAAATATATATCTGGATAATTTTTTTTTAAAAAGGACTCTTTAGTTTTGATACCGTTTTTATTATTTTCTATAAAAAAATTAATTAAATCCATTTTTTTTTACTTTACAATATATTTATGAGTAATGTGAATTGTATAATTTACAAATATAAACATAAATATTTAAAAAAACAAGAAAATGGCGGATTTATTAATGAAAATGCCCATACAATACGAACCGAAAAGAAAAAATAGGTTTATATTGAGTTTTGATTCTTCTTTAGGTATCAATTCGTGGTACGTAGAAAGTGCAAGTAGACCAAAAATTACAATAGGATCAAAAGAGATTAAGTTCTTAAACACTGAAACTTATGTTGCTGGTCAATTTAAATGGGACCCAATTACAGTGAAATTAAGAGATCCGATCGGACCATCAGCGGCACAAGCTGTTATGGAATGGGTTCGTTTACACGCCGAATCTGTAACTGGACGTATGGGTTATGCTGCGGGTTACAAAAAGAATGTTGATCTTGAAATGTTGGACCCAACAGGTGTTGCTGTTGAAAAATGGATTTTAGTTGGTTGTCAGATAACTTCTGCTGGATTTGGTGACTTAGGTTACACTGGTGATGATTTGGCCAATATTGATATGACAATTCAACCAGATAGATGTATTTTAGTTTACTAAGATAGTTTTTTTCATATGTTATAATTTAACCCACCTCATTGGTGGGTTTTTTGTTTACATTAATTATGTTGGTATTATTTTTTAAACAAAAAGTATTATGGAAGATGAAGTAAAATATGGACAAGATAATTTTTCGCTACCTCACGACGTTATAAGTTTACCTTCAAAGGGTATTTTTTATAAAACAAAAAAAGAAGCCGTTAAGGTTGGGTATTTAACCGCCAATGATGAAAACATATTAATGGCACCAAACGTTAGTAGAGATGGAATAATTTTTTCATTATTGAGACAAAAAATATATGAACCTGGATTTTTAATTGATGAAATGATTGATACGGACGTACAAGCCGTTTTGATTTTTTTAAGAAACACCGCGTTTGGACCTGAATATAATTTTACAATCACAGATCCGGCAACCGGTAAAAAGTTTGATGCGACATTATTATTAGATGAAATTAACTACCTTCAACCAAAACATACACCAGATGAAAATGGTTATTTTAGTTTGAAACTACCTAAAAGTAATACGGATGTAAAATTAAAACTATTAAATATTGGTGAACAAAGGGAAATAGATAAATTAACTGACCAATACCCACAAGGCATGGTGGCTCCGGTAATTACTAAACGTTTGGAAAAACAAATTGTAGAATTAAACGGAACCAACGATAGATTAAAAATTGCACAATTTGTTAATCAATTACCGATATCTGACTCCAAACTTATTCGTAGTTTTATGAACGAATGCGAACCTAAACTAGATCTTGAAAGAAAAATTATGACCCCGTCTGGAGAAGAAGTGATTGTTAACATCACTTTTGGGGTAGAATTTTTTCGGCCTTTCTTCTAACTATAAGACAAGTCAATTAGACGAAATTTATTATTTGGTTAAAATAGCCAACTTTACCTATTCAGATTTACTCAATATGCCAGTATATGAGAGAAAGTATTTTGTTGAAAAATTAATCAAAGATTTGGAAAAACAATAAATATCATATTTATTTAAAAAAAACTTATGTTTTGGCAGACAGTGAATGAAACCCCCGAATCAGATCCATTGAATTTTTCAAATGTTATTGGGAGTACTGAATTTATTACCAAAATGGGGGAAGCTATTAAATCAGCTTTAGACCCTAGAATCACTGAGAAGTTTTTTTTGAAATTAGAAGAAGATGCTAAAAAAGCTAACGCATCAATATCTAATCAATTTACCGGAAACGTAAAAGTACTTGAAAATTTAATTGTTGGATTGTATGAAAAAAATATTGAACTTGGATTTCAATATAAAGATACTGCCGACTTTCTATCTTCAATGGCCGGAGAACTAGGTCGTGTTGTACCACTAAGTGAAAAAAATACAGAACAAGCAATCATTTTGGGTAAAGCGATGGGTGTATCCGCCACTGAAATGGGTAAGATGTATGGTAGTTTTGCCAGTATGGGATTATCTCAAGATGTAGCAACCGAAAAACTTACAAAAACTTTTGATACCGCTAGAAAGTATGGTATTGATGCTGGTAAACTAACCAAAACGGTTTCTGAAAACATATTTAAAGCTCAAGCGTATGGTTTTAAAGATGGTATTGATGGTTTAACAAAAATGGCAGCACAAGCCCAAAGACTTGGTATTAGTATGGAAATGGCTCAAAACGCCGCAGAAAAAGCTTTTGATCCGGAAGGTGCGATTGAGATGGCATCTTCAATTCAAATGTTAGGTGGTAATATCGGAGCATTAGGTGATCCATTTCAATTAATTAATTTGGCGCAAAGTGATGTTGGAGAATTACAAAATCAAATAGGTAAAGCGTCAGCGTCTATGGTTGATTTTAACAAAACAACAGGTGAGTTTAGTATTTCTCCAGAAATGAGAAGAAATATGAAAGAAACTGCAACTGCTATGGGTATATCAGCTGACGACTATATGAAATCAGCCATAAAATTCAAAAAAGAACAAGAAATATTTTCAAGAATAAATACTGAAGGTTTTACAGAAGAACAAAAAAATTTAATTGGTGCTTTTGCTGAAATTGGTAAAGGTGGTGAGGTTAAAGTTAGAATTCCGGGTACTGACCAATTACTGGATGTTAACGAATTAAAAGATAACTCAAAGGCAATGAAAGCTTTAGAAAAAGCTCAAGAAGATGCTGGTAAAGATGCAAAACAAGTGGCTTTAGACCAACTAAGTGTATTAAATAATATAAACAATTCATTAAGAGATATTTCTTTGCAAGGTGTTAGATCTGCTTTAGTTAGTAAAGGGGGTGAACTTTCTTTAAAAGACCAAATTATTGAAGCGAATAAAATACGAGCTGAAGAAGAAAAATTCGGTTATGATAAACTAAAAGAAGGTATTGGTAAAGTTGTTGGTGCCGAAATGGAGGCATACGTTACTACAATTCAAACAGTAAATAATACATTGGTTGGTGCTTTAAAAAGCGAAGAACTTAATAAGGGTTTAAATATATTTGTAGAAACAGCTAAAATTGGTTTTAAAACCATTGAAGGTGCGGTTATAGTGTTAGCTGATGTACTAAAAGGGAAACCAGATGTTGCGTTAGAAGATTTAGAAAAAACAGTTTCAAAAATTAAAGAAGATAGTAAAAAATTATTAGAAAATACTGGTATGGAACCAGAAAAAATTAAAGAAAAAGTAGATAATCTGGGTGTGGAAATAGACACAAAAAAAATACAAGAGATAACTCCAATTTTAAACGAAACAATACAAAAAGATATAAATGAAATATCTAAAATTGAAACAAAAAAAGAAGAAAAAATTAATACTCTTAAAATAGAAGGTTCAACTGATGTGAACCTTAAAATAGAATCAAACATACCAAATGACTTATTAACCAAAATAATTGACACACCAGAACTTAAAAACACGATTATGGCGACAGTTAATGAAAGATTAAGTAAAGGTTACTCCGAAAAATTAATCAACGCAATAACTACCGGTTAAAAAATACGAAATTGTCTATTTATTAATAAAAGAAATAAATGGAAAGTCCTTTATCATTTGACTCAACAGAAAATTTTAGAAAGAAACTACTTGTTAGAAATTTAAAACCTTACAAGGTTGAAAATGGTTTCACATCAAATGATATTGTTGCGCCAAATCAATATCAAATTGTTGATTATTCAGTTATTGATAGTCCTAGTGTTGAAGTAATCGGAGAAATTCAAGAGAGTTCACTATATCCACTTAACAAATACGGACCACAAGATAAAACATCATATGGTAATACCGTAAACATAAATTTAAATTTAAACACTCAAACAAACTTTGGTGAATACGATTATTCTGATTCATTTGGATCCAAACTTGAACTAAATGGAAACATACAAGAAAGTTTATTATACATCAAAAATTTGTATGGACCTACCCAGTTTGGAACATCTTATGGTGATACTGTAAATATAAATAAATTATATCAAGTTAATACTAACCTTGGACTTTACGGTTATCCAAATTCTATCAATTCAAAATTAGAACAAATAGGAAACCAAAAAGAAATTGATTTAATTGTTAAAAATGTATACAAACCACAAACTAATGATTTTGGGTCAACCAAGTGGTCAATTAATGATGACCTTAATATTGTTACAAATGGTAATGGCGAATATACAATTACTGACACTATTGGTTCTAGATTGGAACTACTTGGAAATCAGTATGAAATATTAAACAAAATTAAAAATGTTTATAAAAATCCCGGTGATGATTTCGGTTCAACCGTTTATTGGATTAATAATGATTTAGTTATTAATACGATAGGTGAGGGACTTTATTCAATTACGGATACACAAAACAATTTATTGGAACAATTCGGAACCCAACAAGAAATCAATTTAAGGATTAAAAACAAATATACACCAGACAACAACAATGATTATGGTCCAACAAGATGGAATATTAATAACGACAGGGTTATGGGTTCAAACGAAGGTGAGTACAATTTTAGTGACACAATTGGAAGTCAATTAGAAAAAGATGGATTAATTGAACAACACGACGCATATGTGGTGAATAGATATGTACCAGGTGATGGTTCATATAAAGTATTAACCATTGACGATGTACAAATACAAACAACTAGTCAAAGGTATTATAATTCAGCACAATCTTTTGTTTTTGTACCATCAGAGTATAGTCCATTAAGTATATTAACAAGTAGCGACCCGTCTGGTTCAAACGGTTCCTTATCACAGGATTCGGCATTAGCGAATATCGGTGCAAAACAATTACAAAAAGAATTTAAATTTAGGGTTGCCTCTGAGTTACTATCCGAAACAATAGGTAGAGTAAATAACCTTGAATCAAGTATAGATCCGGATAGTGGTGAAATATCAGTTAAACCAAAATCAGACCCATTTAATGCTGCGGGTATTATTAGTGGTAATGTTCCACTTTTAATTAGAAACTATAAAGTAACATCACCAGATACCGCTATTGGTAAAGCAATAGGGTTTGCCGGTAAACTTGCCGGACTTTATTCTCCTTATTCTATTATTCCAGATGAATATTTTGACTATCCTGAAAAAAGATTATTGAATCAATTGATTGAAAATCCAGTCGCCTTGTTAACAAATACCGTAATGGGTGCTATTAGGAGTATAACATCAAAAAATATCAGAAGGGGTTCTGATTTGTTTTTAGCTTACACATCACCAGCAACCAGAGATTTATTATGGGGTCAGTTATTTTATAATGAGTTTAGACCTGACTATAGGTTAAATTCATTAAGAAACCCAAATTTATTTTCACCTAAACCTAATTTTTATGTCGGTACCAGAAAAAATTCAATTACCGATATAATCTCACCAGTAACAGATTTACCGGAATATAAAAATGGTAAAACATTAGATTCGGCCGTTTATGGGTATTCTGATGTTGCAAAAGAATATGAAGGTGACACAATATCTAAAATATTTTTCGGATTAAATACGAGAAACTTTTACGATGGCAACGTTGCAATTACAAGTAATTTTAGTTGGTCAACACAAAAAAGTTTCTTTATTCCAGGAAGAAAAGCTGGAAGACAAGGTAGGCAAGAATTTGATTCTTCATCTGTTTTTTCATCTGAAATTAAAAAACAATTTACGGATTCCGAATCAACAAATTATGATTTTAAAGAAGGTTCTTTACTTGATATAACCCAAAAAATTGTTGATGCCGGATCAAGAGACGGTGTTAGAAAATTGGAACATGTTGGAAACGCAATTAATCAAGTTGCAAAAGTGTTTAATGATGGTTATATGGAAATCACAAAAGGTTCACGAGTTATTAAATATGTAACAAAAAATTCAATTGATACTAGCGGTAAAGAATTTGAAGGACTTGAATACTGTAGATTATTCACAAAGGACACACCATTCTACACGTATGGTCAGTTACAAAAAACCGATGGCAACATTAGGAAGTTTGGTTATTCTGTTTTGGATAACACTTACAATTTGAACATTGCACCGATGAATGATAAAAACGGTCAATCAACAAATATTGTTGATGGTCGTGTTAAAAAATATATGTTCTCACTTGAGAATTTGGCATGGAGAACATCAAACAAACCTGGTTTTACTGTTGATGATTTACCGGCATGTGAGAAGGGACCAAATGGGGGAAGGATAATGTGGTTTCCACCTTATGACTTAACGTTCTCCGATGAGTCCAAACCGGATTTTGAAACTGTAAATTTTATCGGTAGACCAGAACCAATTTACACTTATAAAAATACATCACGTTCTGGTAGTATAAGTTGGACAATATTGGTGGATCATCCATCCATATCAAATTTATTAATTGATCAAGAGTTAAAAAGTGTAACACCAGAATCCGAAGTTACCAAAATTATGGATTCATTTTTTGCCGGTTGTTTAAAATATGATTTATATGACTTGTCCAAAAAGTTTGTTCAATTTTCACCTAATGACATTCAAGATGCTATTAATTTTGTTAAAACAAAAGAGGACGTACAAAAAGTTTTAAAACAAACACCGCCGAGTCAAACAACAAGTGAGGATACTACACAAAGTACAATAGATGAGTTAAATGATAAAAATAAAGAATATTTTATGTTCTTTGAAAACGACTTACCTAAAAAAGATACGGACAATGATTTTGCTTATTGGTTTAATGAATATAAAAACAACAAAACAAATTACCAGTCAAATGGTAAAGATAAAATTTTTGCTTATACAAAAACTAATTTAAACCCTGGATTAAAACCTATAACCCCACAAACCTTACCAAACACTGAACCTGATTTTTCTTTAAAGGAATATATAGACACAAGAGATGGTTCATTGACTGATTTTTTTGAAAATAGTGTTGAAAAATCACTAACAGTACTTGATGATTTTATAAGTAAAATTGGAAAAGTATTAGATTCCGGCGGAAAGGTAACATTTAGTTTACTAGGTTCCGCAAGCTCAACTAACAATCCCGCATCAAATTCGTCACTTTCTAAAAGAAGAATTGAGTCGGTTAAAAAATACATTTTAGCCAAAACATTTAATGGTAAAAAACTAGAAGATTATTATAAAAAAACCTTAACAATTAAAGAAGAACCAAAAGGTGACACGTCAACAAACCTAAAAGACGAAAAATTAAAAGAAATTGATTGTTCTTTAAAATTTGAAAGACCAGACGAAGAAGGTACTTATTCAATTCAGGCGATGGCTTGTAGAAGGGTAAAAATTTCGGACGTACAAGTCAGTCAAGTGGAAAAACCTAAAGAAGAACAACCAGAAAAACCTGAAGGTGAAATACCAAACATATTGGCTGCGGATGTGGATAACACAGAAACTAACACACCACAATCAAACAATTTTAGTGAAACAACAATTAAGGACACACCACTTTATGCTGGAATGACCAAAAAATTAATAAGAAATCTTTTAAGTGAATGTAACTATTTCCAAATGTTACAAGAAAATAGTCCGGTAATATATGACGGAATTAAAAAAAGATTCAAACATTTTCAACCTGCATTCCACTCAATAACCCCAGAAGGTTTAAACGCTAGACTTACATTCTTACAACAATGCGTTAGACCGGGTGACACCATACCTACTGTAAAACAAACCGGATCAGGTAGCTTGACTTTAGATTATCAAGATGCTTTCAACAGTGTGTTTGGGTCCCCACCAGTATTAGTGTTAAGGATTGGTGATTTTTACCATACTAAAATTGTTCCAGATAGCTTGTCAATTAAATTTGATAAAGACGGACTTTATGACTTAAATCCAGAAGGTATTGGTGTCCAACCAATGATTGCCAGTATTACACTTTCATTTAAATTTATAGGTGGTAGTGGTTTAGCCGGACCTATCTCAAAACTACAAAACGCTTTATCATTTAATTATTACGCAAACACTGAAATGTATGACGAACGAGCAGATGTTACTGAACCATTAAATGAAAAATATGATAGTGAGTTTTTTGAGGCGGCAAAATTAAATACACCAACAAACCCACAAATAAAACCAACAAATGAAATTGGTAATACGATTGGGGATATAAAAACATCACAAGAATTATCAGACGGTACTCAAACAGGTACTATTTCTTATGAATCCAAAATGAAAGATTTTATTCAATTAACAAAAACATACACTTCAAAAGTGTATGACACTCTAAAACAAACGAATGAAAAACACTTACTTGGTGGGTTGTATGTAATTAATACGGATAGAAAGTACCAAAATGGTAAATATTATACTAACGATGTTAAAATTTATGGTAAAAGTAACAATTATCAAGATAAAATAGATTTGTTATTTTCTAAAATTAAAGACGATATTGACTCAGGTCAAATACCAGTATTGGGTGGGTTAAACTCACAAAATTTTACAAATCAACAAAAAACAAAAGTTAAAAAACAACTTAAAAAAATGGTTGATGAAAAAAAGACATTATACCTTTCAGATATTGATAACAACAATAATTCAATAACCCAAGAAGAACTAAATTTAGTTAGTATAACCGACAAACTAAATTTTGTAACAAATGCAACCGATGGTTTTATAAATAAAAAAGGTAATCCAATTATATATAACACATCCGGAACGACGCAGGTTGACGTATCCGACACATCATACCCAAATACACTAATAGAACTTCAAGGTGATTATTTAAAAATCGCCGATGATATGAATCAATTTATAACAAAACTTGAAGAGTACCAGATTATTACAACTTCTGAATCTACTACATGGAAAAATAATTTTTCTTTTGACTTGTTGATTGGTGATAGCGTTTACGAAAAAAGATTTAATATGGTTTTTGGTATTGACGTTATTACAGATATCGGTAAATTTATTGATACAATAGTGTCAACACTTAATACGGAAGATAAACAACCATGGAAAAGTTTTATAGCGTCAAACTTGGGATACGATTTAAATACAAACACACAAACGTCAGACCAACAAATATACTCACAATTTAAAAAACAAAAAGATGAAGTTGATAAAAGATTCAAAAAGTTTTTTGATGAATATTATAATAATAAATTTACAAACTACAACCCTTATAACAAAGATAAAAAAAGAATTTTAGATTTTGCAACACAAGTACCAATTACCCCTACAAGTGAACAAAATCTTAAAAATTTAAACTCATCCGTAAATAGTACCGACGATAAATTTAATCTTAAAAAAACATTTAAGTAATGCAATACTACGATAGATATCAAAACTTTTTAATAAATGGTCAACAAACGGTCGTTCCATACGTAAGTATTGGTAGTAGGACTACAGATCAGAGATATGTATACATTAAAAACAAATCACGATTGGATAAAATAAGTTTTGAGAAATATAACACACCTTATTTCGGTTGGTTAATACAAATCGCTAACCCGATTTATGGTGGATTGGAATCTGAAATACCTGATGGATCCATTTTAATTATACCATTCCCTTTAATAACGGCATTGAAAGACTACAAAAGTGCACTAGATAATCATATTTTTTATTATGGCCGTTAATGATCCAACAAAATTTAGACAGATATATAATTTAGAGAACCGTTTGTATGTTGAAGCGGACTATGAAAATATTATACTAATTGACCCAAATAAAGTAGTAAATGGTGGTGGTACTATTGAAGATAGGTTTGTCCAGCAAGAAAATCTTGTTATGTATGCAAACCTTGAAACCAAAATAATCCCAAGAACTAAATTAGCAGTAGGTGATAGTTTTGATACACCGGTTAATAATACTTCAATCGCCTCTCTATCATCAAACGATGAGGATTTGAATATTAATTTTTTAAAACCAAAAGGAAAAAATTATTTTGATACCAGTTGGTCCGATGATTTTACAGGGAGAGGTTCAAGACAAGGACAAGGAACCAATCAAAATCAACAATATTCAGTAGTTGAAAATGGTATTAGTAAAACGAAAACTAAAGTTTTAAATTATGAAGATACCCAAAACCTAGGGATTAAAAATATTACAGTAAAAATTTCATCAATTGGTGTACCAACAGTTGATATGTTATTGACTGACGTTAGAGGTCGTGCTTTGTTTGAACAAGGTGACAACTCAATTTATTCAGTTTTTTTTAACTTACCATACCCAACGTTTTATTTAACACTAAAAGGTTATTACGGTAAAGCTATAAGATATCAATTAACACTTCTTTCATTTAATGCTAAGTTTGACCCAGGAACCGGTAATTTTGATATTACATTAAAATTAATGGGTAGAAATAGTGCGATACTTGCCGATAGTATTTTATCATTCGCTAAACATTCCCCAAAAATGTTTACAACTCAAGTCCAAAAACAAGGTAATACATCATCTTCAACACAGACTGGTAATAATAAAACACAACTATCAATTGAAAATGATACTGTTGGACTTCAAAAATTAAGAGAAGTTTATTCGGTATATAAAGAAAAAAAATTAATAGATAAAACCTTTCCTGAAATTACAATGGAGGAGTTTATTTATAGGGTAAATAAGTACGAACAATCCATTCAAGATAAAATCAAACAGGGTGATTTTAACGTAATAAATGATATTAATACGTATCAAACAACTTTGAATGACTTGAGACAATCAATTTATGTAAATTCAATAAATGATTTTTTGGACACGGGAAGAAGGTTAGTGTATGACGGTGTAATTTATTACCCATATTCAAATGATTTGGAAGATACAAAAAAAGAAGAAGCTAGAAATAGGACTAAAAGTAAATTTGATGAATTAGTACAAAAATTAAAACAAAACCCAAGTTTTGGTGAAAGTGGTACGTACATATTACCAAGTTCCACAAAAAATGAAAATTCTAAAAACAAACAAAACACACAGTCTGGTAAAATTGACGTAAAAGTTAAATTTGATGATTTGTTAAAAGAAATTGACTATAACGTAATTTCAAATGATGATTTTAAAACAACATACGAAATAAATTTTGGTAGAACCCCAAGTGATGAGGAACTTCAAAAATTTATTTTGGAATTTAAGAGTTTTAATGTTACGACACAAACAATCATTAATTCAAAAAAAGAAATAGAACAAACACTACCTATATATTACACTTTTGGTGAAATACCAAATGTTGTTAACAGTTTTAAAACCGATTCGTTTTTAGACTTAGTTCAAAAAATGAACTCAGACTTAACTACAAAAAGAAACAGTATAGAACAAGCACTAACTACCGCGTTGTCCGAAATGATAGTTGACAGTGACGGTGGTTTAGGGTTTCAACCAACAATTAGAAATGTATTTGCCGTTTTATTTGCCGGACTTGATGGTTTTTATAGGATGATGGAAGATGTACATACAAATGCTTGGAACCAAAGAAAAAACCCAACAAGATTAAATTCAATATTACCGCCACAAAAACAAAACGTAGGTGTTGACTCATTGGGTGTGGTTAACGGGAGTTTCCAGTTAAACAACGAAAATACGGTTTATCCATGGCCACAATATTTTGAGAAAGAAAGACAACAAGATGGTACTGAATTATACACAATTAAATATCCGGGTGATGCCAATTCATTAAGTGTAACACAAGGTTACAATAATACAATATGGCCAGAAATAGCCTTTACTGAGGAATTCATTAACGCTTCACTTCAAAAAAGCCCACCTACTGTACCACAAAGTACAAACAACCCGCAAAGTAATACTGAGTTGATGTCAGTAAACCCAATTGAATTTCCATTCAACGACACACCATTTTTGAATAAAACTGAAGTGAACTTTTTGTATGAAATTTTTGAAAGAACATATTTGGCTACACACTACTCAAACATTGAAAGAGGAAAATATAAAGAAAGTCAAATTGATAAAATCTTAGCGGATATTGATGCTGAAAACATTAAAAATAGTTTAACTAATTCACCAAGTTATACTTTGACAAATATATTAAAAAATTTCAAACCAACATACAATCAGTATTTGGAATACTTGAAAAAAATATCAACAGAAGGTACAGGTGAATTCTGGACAAATTATACTAACTCAGAATATAATACGGGTTATATTAAAAATTATTTTAACGAGTACAATAAAATTTATAGTATTGATACCCTAAATGGTGTGTCACTCTCAGTTGGTGGTAACATCCAATTGATTGATAAATTTAAAACTTATTTAAATAGTACTAGTACAGAACAACAATATGTTCTAGATCCTTACCCATTTAATAATCTTAACTGGTTAAAAAATAATTTAGAAAAGGGTGATAGTTTTTTAAGTACACAAGATTTTTACAAAACACAAACATTTTCATATTTAAATGATAAAAAAACAATCGCTAGACTTAATCAAACTGAAACATTAAATAATATTAATTTATTTGTGAATAAATTTGGTTTCACAAATTACAATCAATCATATATTGCGGATCAAACAACTAATTTACCTGTTACTTCTCGTTTTTCATTAAAAAGTTTTTTTACAACGAGAACACAAAAAGATCAGTATTTTACAGAATCATTTGTAAATTATGGTCCTTCTTATTCTGGGAATGTAACAAGTATTCAAACAACGTCGTTATTAAATACACCATATTTTATTAATGCACTACAAAAAGGTGTTGAACTAGAAAAAACAAATAATCAAAACCCTTACGTTAGTTTAGGTTATTTATATCTTAATTCATTACCACTTATCACAACAAAAGAAAAGATTAAAAAAACCGAAAATGGTTTGGAACCCACCGATTTGGATTATTTAGCAGCAACCTTCAATAAATTCTCATCTATCCATCAATTACCATATGTTTGGGTTTTAAAATATGGTTCAATTTGGCACAGATATAAAAAATATATTGATGAAGGGATTGACATTTTAGATGATATCTGGAAAGACTTTGACTATACAACAAACTACGATCCAATTACAAATAACATAACTACCAGTTATTCAGGAAATTGGGTGGGTAACATCGTATTACAATCATCAACTTTAGTACCAAACACGACAAATACAAATGATATTATTACAATGGGGTTTTATCCAAAAGTGATTAATGATGTTTTTAGGTGTTTTTACAAAACAGACCTTGACATATTACAAAACCCATCCGTAACGAATTTTCAGAATGAAAGTGTAGAAAATGGTTTAGTTGTCTCAAACAGTTACACAAGAACTTTTTTACCTGGGTTTGATTTAACAGATCCAATAAGACAACTTACAATTAAAAATTATTATCAATTTTTTAAAACACCAAATGGCGATACTGACAATTATCTTTTGGTACCTAGTATGGGTGGTTTAAATATTAACCAAGCGGAATACGAGTGTTTTAATGATTTGGATAAAATCACAAAAGAAGTATTTAATAATAATGCACTGTATAATGGGTCGGTAAGGTCATTGTGGGGTGTTTCAAACTTTGGTTATTTTGATAATAGTTTGATAAAAAAACCGAATTATAATGAATATTTAAAAACTATTTATACCGATAATACACCACAAACACCGTTTGAACTTAAAGATAGTCAATCCACTTATTCAAAAATTGATGAAATTTTTGCGGTGTTTGAACCAAAAATATTGGATGAGTTTGAAAAGTTGTTTTTAAATTTTTGTAACCCAAAAGATGTGATATCTGATATGGTTTTGTTTGGGGAACAAACACAAGCAACAACAGATACACCGGGTAAAGTAAAAAATGTTGGGCAGAAAAAATTATTGTACCAAATAGAATCTCTTTATTTATTACCAAAAAATTCAGTCACATTAACAAACCAAGAAATTTTGGATGGAAAATTATTAGCCGAAGCACAAACCAAAAATTTTATGGCTAAAGTTGTTGAACTTTTAAATTTTGATTGTGTTTTGAAAATGGGAAATCCAGGAAACTTCAATAGAAAAACCTTTAACTATTTTAGTAGTAATCCAAATTTTAAACCTATTAGTTTTTCTCCATTACCAAAATATATTAGTGGAACCTTACCAGGTGACGGTGTTTTGACAGGTCCTAATGCTTTATTATTGAGTCAAGCTGCAAATGGTTTAGAATGGAAAACACTTAAAAAATACATAGGTGATTTTGATCAAACAGGGATAAAATACACAAATAATGGTTCGGCAATAACTTCATTTTTTATTGACAACGACATAGAGTTTAGTGTTTCAAGTATTGAAACATTATACCCACTTATAAGATTATATGCAAAAGAAAAATTAAAAGATAGTACCTTTAACAAAATTAAATTTATTCAATTAATTAATAGTTTTGTTGTTGAACAAAATACTTTTAATAGTTATGTGTTAAATGAAATAATATCTTTTTTAAATAAAAATTTAGAAGAAGTTAAGGTTAAAACAAATGTGGTTAATAGTACCACATCTGGGAACGTTGTTAAGTTGGAATATTATACGACATTAAAGACAATGAACGATAAGTGGATTGCCGGAAGTGATTTTAAAAACAAAACGATTTTTGAAGATTTCTTATTTTTTGATAGAGCAAATAGGGATATTGGTGATCAGTTTACAATATCAGTAAGTGATTTAGAAAGTTTTTTAACAGACCCAAATAAAAATTACTTAGACCTTGTTAGTAAAATACTAGAAAAAAATAATTTCATATTTTTTGCTATGCCAGCATACGTTAATTTTTATGGGATTCAAGAAGCGGTGAGACAAAATACTCCGATACCTGTTGAAATACCAAATTCAATGTTCGGAACCTATTTAGATGTGGATTATATGGACTCACGACCTAAGTTTTTATGTGTATATGTTGGTAAACCATCGGAACATGTCGCAAGTGAAGCGAAGTTCGTTAAATTTAGGGATGATGCGTTTGACTTGAGAAAATATGACAACCCTATAAGTACATCGTATGGGCCTGAGACCGATTTTTCCAAAGTCAATAGAGTTGTTGGTTTTTCAGTTGATTACGGAACCCAAAACCAAAGTATATTCAAAAGTGTCCAACTTGATATGTCAGAGAAAAAAAATACGGCAGAGTCTAACAAATTAATAACACAACTTGGTGAATCTGCTTCTGGTAACAAAGTGGCTCAACAAACGGTATCATTATATAGTATTTATAAAACTAGATCATATACCTGTACAATTGATTGTATGGGTGATGCTATGATCCAACCTACGATGTATTTTAATTTAAGACACGTCCCATTATTTTATGGTCCGTATTGGATTATGGAAGTCAATCATAGTATTAGTCCTGGTAAATTTGATACACAATTTAAAGGGGTTAGGATGCCACTATATACTTTACCTAAACCTAATAGTTTACTTGAAGCTGTAGAAAAAAATTATGTTAAGTATTATAAAGATTTGATAATACAAACCCTTAAAACATCGGAAACACCAGTAGTAACAAATTTATCTGAAACTATTTCACCAAAAACTCCTGGAGCCATTAAAGGTAGTGAACCAGAGTGTCAAAAATTTGAACTTGAAAAATACAATACGTTACCATATGTTGACCTAAAAACCACACAAATAACTGAAAATGAATTATTTGAATTAGTTTCAAATTCATCAATAGATGCTGTTTTAAAACCGTTATACTATGGTATTGTTAAAACACAACCACTTAATTCAATTGATAAGAATGTCATAACATCATTTAATTACAATTTATATGGTAGTGGAGCATTTAATGATTATACAGACTCTATATTACAACTAGTGACTGGAAAGGTTTGTGCGACTACAACTATTATTACAACACCGTACCCGTATTTTAATTTTAATAGTTATCAAGATTCCTTAGACTTCTACGCTGGCGTTACACAACAATACGTTGATTATATTAATACATGGGTGAATAATAGTACTGAGTTAACACAAGCCAAAAAATATGCTCAAGCATATACAGTATTTACGTTGTTCTGGGATCAGACGTGGTATATAAAAGATGGTGGAGGTACCGGTTTTTACACAACATTACCTAAACAGTATATTGAGTTCAAACAAAGGTACGATGAAAAAATAAAACCACAAAATAAAAACATTTATGACGCTTATTTATCATATATGAAAAAATACGAGACCGCGTTTAAGAAGTTTTTCAATTAACGATATATTTATATAGAAAAAACGTTATGAGTAATATTAAAATGTTATTGGATAATTATTTGAGAAAGGATACAAGAGTATCTGAAAAACAAATAGACGACAATCACAAACAAGTATGTGACTTGGATACCGGTGATTGTTATGTAATTAGAATGAAAGATGGTTTGATTGAAAGAGTGGACAACACAATGCAAACAAACAGAACATTAAGAGTTGAGACTCCAGCTGGTGTTAAAACACTATTAAACGGTTAATAAAAATTAAAAATGAGTTTAGATAGAAAAATATTGGAGGAATTAAAAAGGTTCAATCAGATTAATACATATGTATTAAATGAACAAGAACCACCGGCTTTACCACCAGTACCAGAACCTGGTTTAGCGGATACACCACCAGCAACCGACACACCACCACCAACACCAGGAGAAACACCACCAACGGGAACTGAAGTTCCAGAGCCAGTTGATGTGGCAACAGATCCGGATGTTGAAGAAATCGGAGCCGAGGAAACAACACCAGAAGGCGGTGAAGAAGAAATTGATATTACAGATTTGGTTACAACCCAAATGGATATTAAAGATAAACAAGAGGCGTTTATGGATAGTATGTTCAGAAGGTTAGACGATTTACAATCAAAACTGGAAGGAATGGATGAAATATTAAACAGAATTCAAAACCTTGAGTCAAAGTTTGATAAATACAGAGACAAAACGCCAGAAGAAAAATTAATGTTGAGATCTCTTGATTCGTATCCATACAATCAAAAATTAACAGATTTTTTTGACGACAAACAAGTTGAAATGGAAAAGTCAGGAAAGAATGAATATGTTTTAACATCTGATGAGGTTGAGAATTTTTCACCAAATGAAGTTAAAAAAACCTTTAATATTTACGACGAGACTGAAGAAGAATAATTAAAGAATAATTAAAGAAAGGGAACTCACAAGGTTCCCTTTTTCATTTGACAATACCAAAAAATCACTTATACTTGTTATAGATAAAAGAGATAAAAATTTAAAACAAAAATCTATGGCAAACTCAATTGATGCGGTACTGGCACAGTACGAAAAGAACTCACAACCGAGTTCACAAAGACAAAACATTTCACAAGAGGACAGAATGAAAAAGTATTTTTCAGCAATCCTTCAGAAGAATGAAAAATCAGCCCAAAAAAGAATTAGAATTTTACCAACAAAAGATGGTTCATCGCCATTCGTTGAGGTTTGGTATCACGAGATTCAAGTTAATGGGCAATGGGTTAAGTTGTATGACCCAGACAAAAATGACAACGAAAGATCGCCTTTAACGGAAGTTTACAATGAACTTATTCAAACCGGAAAAAAAGAGGATAAAGATTTGGCATCACAATACAGAGCACGTTTATTTTACATTGTTAAAGTTATTGACAGAGACAATGAACAAGATGGCGTTAAATTTTGGAGATTCAAACACAATTACAAACAAGAAGGTGTACTTGACAAAATCCTTCCAATTTGGAAAGCCAAAGGTGACGTAACCGATTCAGAAAAAGGTAGAGACCTCATCATTGAATTAATCAAAGCAAAAACACCACAAGGAAAAGAGTACACGGTTATTCAAACAATTATGTACGATGACCCATCACCACTTCACGAAGATAAAGAAATCAAAGAAGGTTGGTTACAAGATGAGTTAACTTGGAATGATGTATACTCCAAAAAACCAGTTGAATATTTGGAAGCGGTAGCGGTTGGTGAAACGCCAATTTGGAACTCTGAACTTAAAAAATATGTTTATGGTGAAGAAGCCGAAATCTCATTGGGTGGTGCACAAAAAGAAGAAGAAGTGGTGGTTGTTGACCCACAAGCAAATGATGAACCCTCTGAGGACTTACCTTTCTAAAAATAGTTAGCCATGAATAAGATAGCACAAAAGATGTACGAAGCTCTGACCTTGAAATATAGGTCAGAAATGGCTGAAGCTGAAGCCACATTATTGGTTTACTTCAATAACTCAGTTGGGATTGGTGAACACCCACAACATTTGGAGGAAATGGATAGGTTTGTTGAGAAGATGACAAACGCAAAGGACAAACTTGAAATGTTGGAAACGGTCTATAGGTATAACATCAAAAAGGACGAGAAATTTGAAATCACCGAAGATATGTTAAAAATATTAAACGAACAAACAAAACAAGATGGCAATCAAGAAGAAGGAAATCAATTTTAATGATATAAAAAATAAATTTTCCACAAAAACAAAATACAAGGAAACCCAGTTTTATAATTGTGGAGAAGCCTTTATGGATGCGTGTGGATTACCTGGACCTGTAATGGGGGGAATTTCAATGTTTTTAGGGCACAGTAATGCTGGAAAGACCACTGCAATGATTTTGGCAGCAACCGATGCCCAACGTAAGGGACATTTACCGGTGTTTATAATCACCGAAAAAAAATGGTCTTGGGATCATGCCGTTGAGTTAGGATTAGACGCTAAAAAAAACGAAGATGGGGAATGGGAAGGTATGTTTATTTTTAACGATTCTTTTGATGTTATTGAACAAGCTACGGATTTTATAAATGATGTTTTAGATGCACAGGAGAAAGGTGATATACCGTATAATTTGTTATTTTTATGGGATAGCATTGGTAGTATCCCATGTCAGATGACATACGATGGTAAGGGTGGTGGAATGTTTAATGCGAAGGTATTAGCTGATAAGATCGGAATGGGTATACATTCTAGAATTACAAAATCTAAAAAAGAGGATTACCCTTATTATAATACTTTAGTTATTTTGAACCAACCATGGGTATTACTCCCTGATAATCCTTTTGGTCAGCCTGAAATCCAAGCAAAAGGAGGTACTGCCGTTTGGTTAGCAAGTTCCTTGGTGTTTTTATTTGGTAATCAAAAAAAAGCAGGGGTTTCACATATTGACGCAACAAAAAATGGTAGAAAAATTTCATTTGCAATACGAACTAAAATATCTATATTGAAAAACCACGTTAATGGTTTAGGTTTTAAGGATTCTAAAATAATTGCTGTTCATAATGGGTTTATTGGTGATACAAAAGAAGCTCTTGATAAGTATAAAAAAGACTATTCAGATTATTGGGCAAATAAAATGGGTGGAAATGAATTCACTTTAGAAGAGTCAAAAAATGATGATTTTGAATAAAAAAATTCTATAAATTCTATATTTTTATTATTTTACTGATATTTATTAATATATGGGAAGAAAAAAAATTAAAGACGAGGAAAAAAAAGTTAAAATTGGTGTCACGGTTGAACCGTATATTCCACAACATTTTAAAGACAAATCCATTAATCTTTCTTCCCTAGTTAATAAACTATTGAAGGAATATATTAAAAATGGAAACGAAAATTGATTGATACAAAAAAATACTATATTTTTATTATAAAAAAAAACAAATGGACAAAAAGTTAAAAGTAATATCATTATTTTCCGGTTACGGAACACAGGAGCTAGCACTTAAATATTTAGGTGTTAATTATGAAGTTGTTTCTAATTGTGATAATTTCAGACCAGCCAATGAATGTTATGACGTTTTACATAAAACGACAAATGGTAATTTGGGTGATATTAAAAAAATTGATGAAACAAAATTCCCAGAATGTGATTTATTAACATACTCCTTCCCATGTTTTACTAAGGATACACTTGTTTTAACTAGTACTGGACACAAAAATATTATAGATGTTGAAATTAATGATTTAGTTTTAACACATACTAACACATACAAAAAAGTTACAAATAAATTTGAACAAGGAAAAAAAGAAATATGGAAAATAAAATCACCTATATTTAATGAGTTAAAAACAACTGAAAATCATAGATTTTATGTTAGAACTAAGATAGACGGTGATAAAAATAATATAACAGAACCACACTGGAAAGAGTGTAAAGATTTAACAAGTAATGACTATCTTGGGGTTGCTATTAATCAAAATAGTATTATTCCTAAATGGGATGGTATTAGTTTTAAGTGGAAAGATGGTAGAAAAACAAGACACAAAAATGAATTATCTAGTTATATGGATAATAAAGATTTTTGGTGGGTAATTGGAAGATACATTGGTGATGGTTGGTTAAGACACCAAGGAGGTATAATAATTTGTTGTACAAACAGAAATGACAAAGAACTTAAAGAAATTAGTGAAAGATTAGAAAAATTACAATTTAACGCAACAGTTGTTAGAGATGGGTCAACATATAAGATACATTTACCAAAAAAAGAAATAGGTTTATTTGTGTCTCAGTTTGGAAAATACGCACACGGTAAACATCTAAATAATACTGTTTTAGATTTACCTACGAATTTATTGGAGTCTTTTATTGAGGGATATTTTTCTGCTGATGGGAACGTTAAAAAAGACAATACTAATAGTATTTCAAGTACTAGTAGGGAGTTAATTTATGGTATTGCACAATGCGTTAGTAAAGTGTATCGGGTACCATATTCCATTTATAGATCAGAAAGACCCCCAACTTGTATCATTGAAAATAGAGTCGTTAATCAAAGACCATCATACGAAATAAGATTCAAAATAGGGGAAATAAAAAGAAATAAAATATTTTATGATAACGGATATGTTTGGTCTAAAGTGATAGATGTTGAAAATACATTGACTAGTGATTTTGTTTATGATATTGAAGTTGAAGAGGATCACTCTTTTACCGCTAATGGTTGTATTGCCCATAATTGTCAAGATATTTCAATTTCTGGAAATCAACAAGGGATAAAAGAAGGGACAAGAAGTGGATTATTGTTTGATGTTGAGAGAATCCTTTCAACTAACAGACCGAAGTATCTACTTATGGAAAATGTCAAAAACCTTGTTTCCAAAAATCACATTGATAACTTTCAAAAACACATCTATTACTTACGAGGTCTAGGTTACACATCTTATTGGAAACTTTTAAACGGAGCTGATTTTGGTTGTCCCCAAAATAGAGAACGTGTTTTTATGATTTCAGTATTACACGGAGACTCAGACGAGGTCAAACAAAAAATGGAAAATGTAAACAATCACAAAAAACCGAGAGTTCCGATGCGTTCATTTATTGATGAAAATTTTAATCCCGACTTAATTGTTGATTGTAATTACACACCTCATCAACCAAAAAAAGATACCATTTGTAGATTAATCGCAAGAAGGGATGACATAAGTTATGATCAAGCCAGAAGGATTTATTCGGTTGACGGATGTTCCCCAACTTTAACGACAAGTGGTTCACCCCAAATTATGACAGAAGACGGTCGTGTAAGAACAATCACCGCAAGGGAAGGTTATCGGTTTATGGGTGTTAAAGAAGAAGACATTGATTTGTTACTATCAACATCGTTATCAAACACCGCCCACGTATCTTTGGCCGGAAACTCAATTTGTGTCCCGGTAATGGAAGCTATTTTTTCTGAGTTCTTCTCAGATTATATTTCAAAAAACAAACCAGTATTGTCAAACCCCCTTAATGAAATAATCAATGACTAAAACCTTATTGGTTGACGGTGACAACCTTTTAACAATTGGTTTTTATGGTGTTAAAGGATATTTCAATGGTGTTGAACACGTTGGTGGTATTTGGCACTTTTTAAATACCTTACGTAGGTTCATTGATGAAGATAACTTCAACAAAACCGTTGTGTTTTGGGATGGTGAAACAAGTTCATCACAAAGACGAATGGTATATCCGAACTATAAGTTAAATAGAAAAAGATCTGAGGATGAAAATCTGGAGTTATCTTACAACAAACAAAAACAACGAGTTAAACAATATTTGGAAGAAATGTTCGTTAGACAAGTTGAGTTTGAAAATTCGGAAGCCGATGATTTAATTGCCTATTATTGTAAAATTGCAAAGGATGAATCAAAAACGATTTTCAGTGCGGATAGAGACCTTACACAACTTATTTCGGAAGATGTGACCATTTACTCACCAAACACCAAGAAGTATTATAAAAAGGGGGATACAATCAAAATGAACTCCATTGAGATTCCACACTACAATGTAAAAACTTTTAAAATTATTTCTGGTGACAAATCCGACAATATTAATGGGATTTATTATCTTGGAGAAAAAACTTTTGTAAAGTTATTTCCTGAGATACTTGAAAAAGAAATAAGTTTTTCCGATATTTTAAAAAGAGGTGAGGATTTACTGAAAGAACAAAAGGACAACACCACATTAAAGAACCTTTTAACTGGGCGAACAAAGGAGGGGATATTTGGTGATGAGTTTTTTGAAGTAAACAAAAAGATAGTGGATTTGTCCGAACCACTAATAAGTGAAGAAGGAAAGGAATTGGTTAAATTATATTATTCTGAGTCATTGGATCCTGACGGAAGAGGGTATAAAAACTTAATTCGGATGATGATGGAGGACGGATTATTTAAATATCTACCCAAGGGAGATGATCAGTGGGTTTATTTTTTAAAACCATTTTTAAAACTAACAAGAAAAGAAAAAACAAAATTTAAAACAAAAAAGTAAGATTATGAAAGAGCAGTATGATTTCACGAAGGTTGAATTTCTAATTACACTAAACAACAATTTTGTTGTACAACGTTTCTTTAATGTTAAAAACTTCAACGAGAACGCACAAAACTCCGTTGAACTTTATGAATACATTAAAGATTTGTCAGAACAACTTAAAACAAAATTGAGAAAAAAGTGTTTGGTTTATATGTTGGATAACAAATACCAAATTGAAGAAGATCCAAGTGTATTAAACACATCAAATACGGACGGACCGGAAGTATTTAACGTTATTTTAAAGGTGGGAAATCAGACAATTTGTCATAGAACCATTGATGCAAAAGTATACCCTCCGAAGGTCAGATATACCCTAGATGTACGACCAGACATAAAAAACATTCTAAAAGACCTAACTGACATTTTTTCAGGTAAAAATTTATCTTATGAATATCTAAATTATTCGTTTGCTTAACTATATTTATTTTTACAAACCTAGAAATTAATCAATATGTCAGACAAAAAAAACTTCGGATACTTAGGAAACACCTTTCAGATTCAACTATTAAATAACATTATAATTTATAAGGATTTTTCCAATTCCATCATTGAAGTTATTGAACCAAATTATTTTGATAACCAATATTTCAAAATCATTTGTCAGATGATTAAGGAATATTATTCAAAGTATGAACATACACCAACGTTTGACACTCTGGAACAATTAACCAAATCTGAAATTAGTTCACCGATGGCCCAAAAAAGTGTTTTGGACACCTTGGACCAAGTAAAGAATGTATCAGATGAAGGATCCATTTTTGTTCAAGAAAAATCACTTAAATTCTGTAAACAACAAGAACTTCAAAAAGTTATGACCAAAGCCCAATCAATAATTGATAAGGGAGATTTTGAAAGTTATGATAAACTGGAAGAAATGGTCAGAGGGGCCCTTCAAGTTGGTGAAGTTGACAAAGGTACAATGGATGTATTTTTTAACTTGGATGAGGTTTTGGATGATGATTTTAGACACCCAATTCCACTTGGAATTCCAGGTATTGATAACCTTTTAAAGGGTGGTTTGGCTAAGGGTGAAATTGGGGTATTTTTGGCCCCTACCGGAACGGGAAAAGCTAATCCAATTTCTGAACCGGTTTTAACACCAAAAGGTTGGACCAAAATGGGCGATCTAAAAGTGGGTGATAAAGTTATTGGTTCCGATGGTAAAGAACAATATGTATTGGGGGTGTACCCCCAAGGTATCAGACCGATCTATAAAGTTGAGTTTAGTGATGGGACATTTTCCAATTGTGACGCTGAACATTTGTGGAGTGTAAACACACTTAATATGAGAACCAGAAAGGTAAGAGTTAAAGGAAAAAACACTTATTCACCTAATTTTGGATACAAAGTTGTTAAAACCTTGGATATGGTAAATGACATCAAAAAAAGAGGTAGATACAATTATAGACTTCCAGTGGTTGCCCCAATTGAGTTTGAACAAAAAGAAGTAACTATTGATCCATACCTTATGGGGTTATTGTTGGGTGATGGTTATTTAAATCAAAGTAACCCCATTATTTCAACAAAAGATGATGAGTTGTTTGAAAATATTTCACATTTGTCAGAACATACCGCCTTTACAGAATATACCAAAACCAATGAAAAAACAATCAAGGTAATTAGATTGAAAAGTGATGTTGCCAAAAAATTGGAAACATATGGTTTGAAGGGAATGAAATCAAACAACAAATTCATACCAAAAGATTATTTGTATAATTCATTGGACAACAGAATTGAAATACTTCGCGGTTTGATGGACACTGATGGGTACGTAGCTAAAAAAGGATTGGTTCAATTTACAACCATATCAAAACAACTTAGTGAGGATGTTAGAGAACTTGTATTATCTTTAGGTGGTACTGTTAGAGTTAAAACAAAAATACCAACTTATAGAATCAATGGTGAGAAAAAACAAGGTCAACTAACTTATAATGTTACAATTTCCTTTGCTAATGATGTTGTACCATTTAAACTAATGAGAAAAGTTAGTAGGTATTATAAAAGAACAAAATATGTTGAACAAAAGTATGTTAAGTCAATAAGTCACACACACGATGAAGAAGCGGTTTGTATTAAAGTATCAAACCCAGATTGCTTGTATGTAACCAGAGATTATGTTTTAACACATAACACGACCTTCACCACAAAAATTGCCAATCACGCCTTTAATTTGGGGTATAATGTACTTCAGATTTTCTTTGAGGACAATGCAAAAATTATTCAAAGAAAACATATGACACTTTGGACTGGAATTCATCCGGACGAACTTTCTGAAAATAGAGAGGAAGTTATGGCAAAAGTTAAACACATCCAATCAACAAGAAAGAATAAGTTGATTATGAAAAAATTACCATCAGATACGGTAACAATGAATCAGATTAAAACTCAGATAAGAAAAATGATGGCCGAAGGAACAAAGATTGATTTGCTTATTTTGGATTATATTGATTGTGTTGTTCCGGATAAAAACTTGGGCGACGAATGGAAAAGTGAGGGTTCAGTAATGAGAGGTTTTGAATCAATGTGTCATGAACTTGATATTGCGGGATGGACGGCCACCCAAGGTTCAAGAAGTTCAATCTCATCTGATGTTGTAACAACTGATCAAATGGGTGGATCTATTAAGAAAGCACAAGTTGCCCACGTCATTATTACGGTTGCAAAATCATTACAACAAAAAGAAATGAATTTGGCGACAATTGCAATCACAAAATCCAGAATTGGTAAAGATGGTATTGTGTTTGAAAATTGTAAGTTTGACAACGGAATGTTGGAAATTGATACAGAACAAAGTGTGACGTTTCTAGGTCACGAAGAACAAAAAGAAGAAAAGAATAGGAACAGAATTAAAGAACTGTTGGAAAAAAAGAAGTTAAAAGAACAACAATCAGAAAACAATTAAATTAAAATTTATTATGGAAAAAATATTAACAGAAAATCCTGGACGATTTGTAATTTTCCCAATCCAATACAACGATATTTGGGAATACTACAAACAACATCAAGCGGCGTTTTGGACTGCAGAGGAGATAGACTTGACAAACGATATCAGAGATTGGGAATCTTTGACTGAAAATGAACAATATTTCATTAAAAATGTTCTATCATTTTTTGCCGCATCAGATGGTATTGTAAATGAGAACCTAGCGGAAAATTTTTATAGGGAAGTACAATACCCAGAAGCTAAGTTCTTTTATGGATTTCAGTTGGCTATGGAAAATATTCACTCTTTAATGTATTCATTATTAATTGATACATACATTAATGACCCAAAAGAAAAGGACGAATGTTTTAATGCTATTGACAGACTGCCTGCTGTACAAAAGAAAGCGAAGTGGGCTCTTGATTGGATTGAGAACGCATCTTTTGCTGAAAGATTAGTTGCTTTTGCTGCCGTTGAAGGTATATTTTTCTCCGGTTCCTTTTGTTCAATCTTCTGGTTAAAGTCTCGTGGTATTATGCAAGGTTTGTGTAATGCAAACTCTTTAATTTTTAAAGATGAAAATCTTCATTGTGATTTTGCAATTCATTTGTTAAATAATCATTTGGAAAACAAACCATCCGAAAAGAAGATTAGAGAGATTTTACTTTCCGCACTTGAAATAGAAAAGGAATTTATCACCGAATCATTACCGGTATCGTTAATTGGTATGAATTCAAACTTAATGAAACAATATTTGGAATTTGTTGTTGATGGGTTACTTATGAAAATGGGTTGTAGTAAAGAGTTCAATGTTGAACAACCATTTAAATTTATGGAACAAATTGCCGTTGAAACAAAAGGTAACTTTTTTGAATCAAGAACGGTTGAGTACCAAAAAGCCAAGTTAAATGAAACAATAACGTTTACTGACGATTTTTAAAATAATAGATATGCCATTAAAAATAATTAAAAGAGGTGGGGAAAGTGCATCATTTAATCCACAAAAAATTTATAACAGAGTTAAAAGAGCAGCAAAAGGGTTGAATGTTAACTCCGATGAGATTTTTATTAAGGTTATCACATCTGTACCAACAGAAGGTGAAATAACAACAAAGGAGTTAGATAAACTCATTTATGAAATTGCCGCAGCTTATACTGGTAGTCATTATGATTATTCCAGATTAGCGTCATCAGTCGCAATTTCATCTTACCATAAAGAAACGGATGATAGTTTTTCTAAAACAATGAGGTTATTACACCAAGATGGTGTGGTTAATGAAAAATTAATTCAAATTATTGATGAGTATGGTGATGATACAATTGATATGGTAATCAACCATGATAATGATTATAATTTTGATTATTTTGCTTGGAGGTCACTTCAAGAAATGTATCTATTAAAAAGACCTAATGGTCAGGTAATTGAGCGTCCACAACATATGTATATGCGGGTCGCACTATGGGTTACTGATTCATTTAGTGAAGCTGCTGAGTATTATAAATCACTATCCACACAACTTATCTCAAAAGCAACACCTATTATGATTAATGCTGGTACGAAAGTACCTCAATTAGCTTCGTGTGTGTTACACTATAATAATTCAGATTCAAGAGACGGTTTACTAGGCACATTAAATGATATTTCAACATTTTCATCTGATGCTGCTGGGATCGGGCTTTCAATGTCAAACATTAGAAGTAAAGAAAGTAGAATATCATCATCTGGTGGTTATGCCGGTGGGTTGTTGAAGTATTTAAAAATTGTAAATGAATCACTAAGATACTTCAACCAACAAGGGAGGAGACCTGGAAGTGCTGCGATCTATATTGAACCTTGGCATAGAGATATTATTGATCTTTTAGATATCAAAAAAAATACAGGCGCAGAAGAGTTAAGAGCTCGTGACTTATTTACCGCAATTTGGATTCCAGATAATTTTATGAGAGCCGTAAAAAATAATAGTGACTGGTATTTGTTTTGTCCAAATGATATAATTAAAGCCGGTTTAAAACCACTACAAAATTGTTATGGTGATGAATATGAAGAAGTTTATAATGAAGCGGTAAGGTTAAGTATCGGTAAAAAGGTTTCAGCTCAAACCATATGGACTAAAATCATTGAATCACAAGTGGAGACGGGGGTACCTTATTTATGTTCAAAAGATAATGCTAACAAAAAAACTAATCACCAAAATATTGGGGTAATAAAACAAAGTAATCTTTGTAACGAAATTTATCAATTTACGGATGAGACAACTACAGCCATCTGTACTCTTTCATCTATGGTACTGAAAAACTTTGTTGAAAATGGAAAATTCAATTTTGAATCATTATTTACTGAAGTTAGAAAAGTGGTAAGAGCCTTAAATAAGGTTATTAACATTAATAATTACTCAACTGAAAAAGGGAGAAAAGGTGGTTTAGAACAAAGAGCTATCGCTATTGGGACGCAAGGTTTGGCGGACGTATTTTATTTAATGGATTATATTTTTACATCTGATGAAGCAAAAAAATTGAATAAAGATATTTTTGAAACAATTTATTATGCTGCAATATATGAAAGTAATCAATTGTGTAGAGAAGGAAAATACGAACCGTACACTTACTTTAATAATTCACCAATGTCACAAGGTATATTCCAATATGATATGTGGGGGTTAAATGAGTCTAATTTATCTGGTATGTGGGATTGGAATAATCTAAAAGATAGTGTAAAAGAATATGGGATTTGTAATTCCCTATTTACGGCACAAATGCCCGTAGCAAGTTCCGCTAAGGTAACCGGTTCATTTGAGATGACGGAACCAGCACATTCTGCTCTATTTAATAGACGAGTAGTTGGGGGTGAGATTTTAATTGTAAATAAGTATCTTATTAATGATTTTGAAAAAATTGGAATCTGGTGTGAGGACTTAAAAAATGAAATTATTATTAATGAAGGGTCAATTCAGAATATTAATTTCAATAACTATTTGGATCCGGAAGATAAAAACTATCTTAAAAAAGTGAAACGAATTGAACATTTAATTCCTAAATATAAAACAATTTGGGAGATTTCACAAAAACAACTTATTGATATGGCAACTGATAGGGCACCATTTATTGATCAATCACAATCAATGAATATCTATATGGCCAATCCGACTTTATCAAAAATAACATCATCACATTTCCATGCTTGGGAAAAAGGTTTAAAAACTTTATGTTATTATGTGAGAACAAGAGCGATATCAACTGGTGCAAAACACTTGGCAGTTGACATCAGTAAAAAGGAAAAACCAAAAACAACACCAGAACCTGTTAAAGTGGATTACTCATATATGAACTTACCACCAAAACCAAATGATTCTGATTTTGATTGTTTTGGTTGTTCATCATAAAAAATTAAGTCCCAATCTAGTTGGGATTTTTTATTTAAAAGAAAAGTGTACCACATTATATTTATTATAATATGGCAAATGGAACAACATATGGTGTTAATTTTCCTTTTAGGAACAATCC